GACGAAGATCAAAAGTCTGTACCGGCGGTGGGACACATCGTTCATCGACCACTCGAAAACCTCGCGTGACTACCTGCGCATTTGTTCGTTGGTCTAAGCCGAGCAAGACCGCAAGGATCCGCCGACCAGGAAGGTGCGGCGGAGCAGGAGCGGTGGCACTGCGCGTTGCGCATCCGCGCCGCCACCGTTAGACGCCGGATCCTGCCGGGCGTCCCGCCCCAGCCCCTCCATTGCGGAGGGGCTGGGGCGGTCTACATTCAGCACAGTGCCCCCGGCCGATTTTCCCGGCCGGGGGCACGCCAGTGGAGTCGAGGCTCCACCGGCGGAGCTGGAGCTCCACCACCTTTTCCCCACTGGTCCAGCGGGGGCGCATCAGGGACCGGGCGCGGAAGCGCGTTCCCTCCCTGGAGGTACGACCCTGCACCACGCGGCGGCCGCACGGAAGAGCCCATCCATCCTGATCACCCGTTCGGGGGACCCCTGATCGAATCGGCGATGTGGACTCTATGTGGACTCCCAAGATCCATCCATGCAGAAAGCCCAGCCCCCGAAGATCGGGATCCGGGCCTCTCACCTGCGTAGTGTCCGCTTTGTGGGGCTAACAGGACTTGAACCTGTGGCCTCTTCCTTATCAGGGACGGTGCACCCAAATGACCATGCCGGTCAGACCCTTCCGCCGCCCCGTGACCAGGAATTTCCAGCCTGACCCAACCTGGTCCGGCTTGGTCCAACCTGGTGGAGATGTGGACTCCATGTGGATTCTGCTCACGACACGGCCCGTAGCGGTGGGTGCTGCCCGGTGAGCGCCGCCAGCACCTGCCCGGCCGTGTCCTTCGCCGCGTGGGTGTACAGCCAAGTCACCTCACCGCCCCGCTCGTGTCCGAGGATCTCCTGCACCACCACCTCCGGCACTCCGGCATCGTGCAGCCGGGACGCGTAGGCGTGACGCTGCTTGTGGAACTGCGGCCACCACTCGACCCGGCCGAGGTCACCCTTCACCTTGCGCGCCACCCCGGCCCGCTGGATGCACTGCACCCACAACCGCCTGAAGTGGTTCCGCCCGAGCGGCGCACCACTCCGCCCCCGGAACACCAGCTCCTTCGCGCACATCCCGTCCCCCAGCTCCGACCGCGCCGCCACCGCGGGGCGCTGCTCCAGGTGCGCGCGGATCGCCTCCACCGCCAGCGGCGTGAGCGGCACCGTCCGCAACCCGGCGTCGCTCTTGGGGTACGCCTTCCGGGTCAGCTTCCCCCCAACCTCCTCCAGCACCTCCCGCACCTCGATGCGCGCTCGGCCAAGATCGACATTGCACAGCCGCAGCCCCGCCAGTTCGCCCCACCTCAGTCCCGTCTCCTGCGCGACGATCTGCAGCGCGTGGTGATACCCCGGCAGCTCGGCCCGCACCAGAGCAAGCTGCTCGTAGGTCGGCGGCCGACGGTCGGCGGGGTGCTTCTTCTTCTGCTTCGGCAGCTTCACCTCGTCGCACGGGTTGGACAAAATCCGCTTGTCCAGGCGGGCCGCGGTCATCATCCGGTCGAGGATCTGGAAGACCTTATATATGGAGGACGGCGCGAGCTGACGTTCCAGGTCCCTCACCCATCCGACCACATCCATGTAGCCGATGGAGATCAGAGGCCAGCCGCCCCACTTCGGTTCGATGTGGCAGCGCCACAACCGCTCATCGCGGTCCATGGTGCTCGCCGCCCCGACCTGCTGCGGCCACCAGATGGCGTGCCACTTCCTGGTCGCGATCCGTGAGCGCTTCGGGTCGAGGTAGGTACCGCGGCGGATGCTGGTGCGCACATCATCGAGGAACTCCTCGGCTTCCTTTTTGGTGGCGAAGTTCTCCGAGCACTGCTTGCCGGACGGGTCCCTGTAGCGGGCCTGCCAGGTGCCGGTGCAGTCCTTACGCGTCGGCTTCTCGTCTGGCCGGTACTCGGCCGTGCACATCGGGCAACCGCACGTCTTGAGGCGGATCTGCCGCGGATTGTTCATCGCTCTACGCGCCATGACGCATCTCCACCTTGTACTGCCGAGCCGGATCGCTCACCTGCACCCGTTCCCCACACCAGCAGACTGCACCCAGGTCCGGTTGCTTCGCACCCAGCCCGGCCAGAATCGCACGGACCAGGACGAGGCTCTGCCCGTGAGTGAGCCCCAGGGGGAGGTCTATCGCGACGTCAGACCGGCGGAAGGCGGGCACGGTCGTGGCGGTCACGCGGACACGTGTACACATGCTGCCCCCAGGCGGAAACGGCAATCGGCGGCCGCCGGGTGGAGGACAGCGGAATCCCAGGTTAGACCCACAATCAGATATAAGCATTACTCTTTGCTCGAATCGCCGCCGAGCTAGACAGACCGCTGCTCAGTGGAGAGCGTTTCCATCACCTGATCGGCCAGCCGCTGGCGCGCGGGGCTGAGGCCCCGGTAGATGGCGAGCATGCGCTGCTCCCCCTCCGGGCTTAGCCCGGCTGGGACTCGCCGGCCGGCCGCCTCAAAAATCTCCGCGACAGTGATGCCGGGCAGGGCGCCCGCGAGGCTGCGCAGCATCTCCGCCGTGCGCGGCCCCCTCCCTGGCGCGCGGCGACGCGTGACCCACGCATTCAGGGTGGCCATGTGGATACCAGAGCGCTCAGCGATGTCGCTCTGCGACATGCCGGTCTCGCCCATCACCCGCTTAAGCAGGGCAGCGATGTCCTGGTGCTCGCCGTCGGTCACCTCTACGTCCACATGTAGAAGTGTGTAGAAGGCCCGCTAGTTAGGCAAGCTTATGTAGAAGGTTGACCGGATGGCGCTACGGCGATCCCTAGCAGCCGCACTCTCCAGAGTCGCGCGCACACCCTGAGTCACATGTGCATCAAGTCGAATCAGGGCACAGAAGGCTTGACCAAGTTCTACATCTACTGTAGAAAGGAGAGACCGCAACCGCCGGACACCGGCAGCAAAGCGGCCAAGAGCAACACGCGCCACCAAGGGGATCGCACATGCACAGACGGGACTCCGGCCGGTACCTGAAAGAAGCCATGCGCGAGGCCGGACTGTCCATCCCTGCAATGGCCGCCAGGACCAAAAGGATCGACCCCGAGGGGCGCGGACTCTCACAGGCCCTCATCGGGTTCTGCGTGGCCACCGGCTCCAGCGCGCGAGAAGAGTTCAGCGACCGCGCCGCACAGCTCATGGCCGACGCAGTCGGCAAGCCCCTCGGCGACCTCTTCGCCGACGACAGCACCACAGCCAACGCCCCGCCTTCGCACGCCTAGAACTTCTACTTCTACAGGAGACAGGAGACCGCCGTGACGCCCCCCGCCAAAGAGCTACTGAAGCAGCAGGAGCTTTGCGAAGCCCTCAAGGTCGGCTTTTCGCTTATCGACGACCGCGTGAGGCGCTACCCGCCCGGCAGCCCGAACGCCTTCCCGGTCGAGTACATCGGCCGCTTCCGCCGATACGACCTGACCAAGGTCCGCGCTTGGTTCGCCGCCGAGGCGGCCGACTTCGCGAACACCCCCGCCGCCTGAGCGGCTTGCGGCCGACCCCGGGGGCCTAATCCCGGAGCCGGCCTAGATCCACCCCACACCATCCCAACAAGAGAAGGGGCAGGTCATGCCTCGATCATCCACCATCCCCAGCGTCAAGGCCGCACGCGGCGAAGAGAAGAACGCCGTTGCCGCCTTGCGTTCCCGGAACCCGCTCGTGCGGGACCGGGCCCGTCGGCGCCTCGCCCACACCCGCGCCTACTTCAACGCCCACCACAGCCGGACGGCGGTGTCGGCATGAGTACCCCCGCCGCCCGCGTCCCGGCCGCTCTGCCGGTTTACGTCAGCCCGGCCGGGTTGGGCGCCGAACTGGACGTGAGCGCCCTCTTCAGCTGCCTGCTCCGGGACCTGGTTGACCAGTCCCGACACAACCCCGACCTCCTCACCGACATCGCCGACGCGGCCGACCCCGACGCCCAGATCGAGGAACTCCTCGACCGCTGCGGCGGCGCACGGCAGACCGTCACCAGCAAGGCCGGACTCCTGCTCGCGGAAGCGCTGCATCGGTACTGCGCCCCGCCGGCCGCTCCCATCACACAAATCCACGTTGAGGCAGGTGCGGCATGAGCGAGACCACCCCCACCCCGATGACGGACGGGCGCCTCGCCGAAATTCGCGCCCGCGAGCAGGCCGCAACCCCGGGCCACTGGGGCACCTACTACGACGGCAATGGCAACTACGTCGTCGAATCCCGCCCGCGGATCACCCGCGAAGGCACGGTGTCTGACGGCGTGGTCGCCCAGCTCGTAGGCGAGCCCGGCGGCGGAGAGACGTACAGCAACGCCCGATTCATCGCCCACGCCCGCGAGGACGTGCCCGCGCTGCTGGACGAGCTGGATCGGGTCCGGACCGAGCGCGACGAGCTCCAGGCGGAACTCGGCGGCCGAGACGAGGAAGCCCGCGAACGCTGGATTCAAAAGCAGCTCGCCGAGACCAGCATCCGCGCCATGGACTTCCGCAACGGCATGGCCATGGAGATCGAGCCCGCCCGCGACACGGTCGCCCAATGGGTCGGAGCCGCCCGGGCCATGCTCGGCGACGCCCCGAACTACAGCGAGACCCCCATCGAGATGGAGGTCAAGGTCGGCGAGTCCCCCGAGCGGTACGTGTTCATCCTCCAGCGGGTGGCATTCGGTGCACTGACCCCACATCAGGCGCGGCAGAAGGCCGAGGCCGAGCGGGACGCACTCCATCAGCGCGTCGCCGCCGTCGAGGCGCTGGTCGAGGAGTCCGAGACCGAGAACGCCGCGGCGATCTACACACCGGCCCTACGCGCCGCACTCAACGGATCCGTGCCCACCCAGTCCGCAGCCGACCCCGGCAAGACGGACGGCGCGTCATGACCCTGTGGACCAGCCCCGACCACCGCGTGTGGGACCTGACAGACGAGTTCGAGGACGAGTTGGACCGCCGCTGGTGGTGGGACCACGAACCCGTCGACACCGACGGGCCGGTGCTCATCAGCGACAAGGGCGCCTACCGCCGCATGGTGACGCTCCTCGTCCTGGACCTGCACCACATGGACGTCGAACCGCGCCACCCGCACGAGATCGACGTGCAGCTGCACGACCTCGCCGACTACGAGATCTGCCCCGAACTCCTCGCTCGACTCGCCGCGGGAACGCCGACGGCCGAGCTCACCGGGGGCGCGGCATGAGCGCCCCCGACCTGGTCGGCCTGAACCCCACCGGCCGCGAGCGCCGGTCCTCAGCCCGACGCCGCCGCAAGGCCGCCAAGCAGCAGGCCGCGGCCGCCGCGAAGAGCGGTGGTGCCACGTGACCGCCCTCGACGACCGCCCCGAAGCCCCGCTGGTGGCGACCGACATGGGCGACGTGGAACTCCTCGACGACCTCGCGGTCCTGTTCGTCACCCGGTTCCGCACCGAGATCAGAGCCATGCCGGACGGGCCTGCCCGCCGCCTCGCCCTCGACCTCGTCAACGCCTACGCCGCCGGCCTCGACCGGCTCCGCGTCGACCGCGCCGCCCGGCACACCACGGGGGCCGCGTGATGGCCGCCTACGACAACCTGCCGCCCTTCGTGAGCCCGGGCGACGCCAACCGCGGCACGCTGCACAGCGCCGCCCTGGCCCTGACCAGCGACTACGCCCTAGCCAACATCCAAGCCGGGGAACTGCGGTGCATCCACCTCGCGGTGCACTACGACCTCCCAATCGACGAGGTCTGCGCGAGAGCCACCGACCGGGTGCAGGACGAAATCGACCGCCGGGCGGGGGTGACCCGGTGAGCCACCCGACCTGCACCCGCAAGGGCTGCGACACACCAACAGACCACCTATCGGGCTACTGCACCGACACGTGCCTGCGGGCAGACCACACCGACCTGCTGCCGGTCATCGCCCTCGCACGCAACAAGACGGGCGGATTCGGCCGCGACATCCACTGGATGGCCCGCACCCCCGTAAAAGCGCACCCCACCGAAGGCGACTCATGATCCTCGACCTGATCATCCTCGCGGCCGCCCTGGCCGCCCTGATCGGCGGCGCAGCCCTCGCCATCTACAGCTACGACCTGCGGATGTGGCTGAACCGCCGCCTCGGCTACGGCCCCGACGACACCAAGCGCGCCGACTTCAACGCCGGATTCCGCGGCCACCGCGACGACGAGCCGCGGCAGGAGGGGGAACGGTGAACACCTCCTACGCGGACTTCCTCGCCTGCAAGCACGCCGCCGTCCCCGAGCTCGGACGCACTATCGACCCGGGCGCGGTGCACCCGATGCTGCACGACTGGCAGAAAGAGATCGTCACCTGGGCCGTGCGCACCGGACGCGCCGCCATCTGGGCAGACACCGGACTCGGCAAAAGCTTCATGCAGGTCGAATGGGCCCGCTTGTCTGGCAAGACCGCGCTCATCGTCGCCCCTCTCGCCGTATGCCAGCAGACCGTGCGGGAAGCCGCCAAGCTCGGCGTCACCACCCGGTACGTGCGCGACGGCGACCTGCCGACCGCCGAGGAACGCCGCGAGGCATACGCCGGGGGTGATGCCGCGTGACCCCCACCGCCGCCCTGATGCAGGGCCGCCACGCCACCGCCCCGAGCCCCACCGACGCCGTGCGCGTCGTGAAGGCCGTCCCCCCGCAGGCACCCAAGCGCACCCCGGACGTCATGCCGCTATGGCAGGCGCTCGGCCTAAAGGGGGCGGGGAAGTGATTCTCCATCTCCCTGAGCGCACACCCAACGGGCTGCGGCTTCTCGACGTCTGCTGCGGTGCCGGCGGACTCTCCATGGGCTACCACCTCGCCGGCTTCGACGTGACCGGCGTCGACATCGCGCCGCAACCCAACTACCCGTTCACGTTCATCCAGACCGACGCCGTCGAGTACGCGCGCGAGCACGGCCACGAGTACGACCTCACCCACGGGTCCTGGCCGTGCCAGCACTTCGCCCGCGTCACGGCATGGCGCGGCAGCCGGGACAGCCATCCAAACCTGCTCGCCCCCGGCCGTGAGGCCATGCAATCCACCGGCCAGCCGTGGGTCATCGAGAACGTACCGGAGACCGCGTGGGACGGGGCCCTTCGCCCGGACTACCTGCTGTGCGGCACACAGTTCGGCCTCAACGTCCGCCGCCACCGCGTGTTCGAAACCTCCTGGGGCGGGGGGGGCGACCTCCTCCCGCCCTGCTGGCACCGACGCGGCCTGCTCGCCTTCGAGCACAAGGGCGAGCGGGCATACGCCGACGCCATGGGCTGCACCTGGATGAACAAAACCGAAGCCCGCCAAGCCGTCCCGCCCGCCTACTCCGAGTGGATCGGCCAGCAGTTCCTCACCCACCACGCCACCCCTACCGCCGCCTGACCCCACCCGGCCACCCCGCCGCGGCCAGACCACCCGGCCGCGGCGGGCCACCACAACAGGAGACACGCACCCATGACACCCGCCATCCCGGCTGCCGGCCGACTCACCCCCCAACAGATCGACTTCCTCCTCAGCGGCATCCGAGCTGAGCGCATCGGGAAGGACGGCAAGGGCTTCGCGCACGTCGAAGCCTGGGACATCCGCCGCCACCTCATCCGCGTCTTCGGCTTCGGCGGCTACTCCACCGACCAGCAAGAGATGACCCTCGTCGCGCAGATCGAACACAAGCCGAGCAACGCCAACGGCAAGAGCCGATGGACCGTCATCTACCGGGCCACCGTGGTCCTGACCGTCAAGGTCAACGGGATCGAACTCGGACACTGGCACGGAACCGCCATGGGCGACGCGCCGAACCTGCCCAGCCTTGCCGACGCCCACGACATGGCCATGAAGACCGCCGACTCTCAAGCCCTTAAGCGCGCCGCCGTGAACCTCGGCGACGCATTCGGGTTGAGCCTCTACAACGACGGCTCGCTCAACCCCGTCGTTCTCCGGTCCCTGGCGCACACGGCTCCAACGGCCTCCGCCCAGCCGGAGCAAGAGGACACCCCGGTCCGGCCCGAACCGCAGGCCGCGGTCCCCCGCGAGGAGGAGCCCCCCACCCGCGTCGACCCGGCCCCGCGGCCCCCGGCACCAGCCACCCGTCCCGCTCCGGTACCGCCCGGCGAAGACCCCGAGGACCGGGCCGCCGCCCACGCCGAAATGAAAGACGCCGCTGCGCAGGTCAACTTCGCCGACGGCCTTCCCGCGCAATTCCAGGCGGCCTTCGGCCACCCAATCGAGCAGGGAACCACCGCCGAATACCGGCAAGCCCGCGACCTCATGCTCGGCCAGCCCGCAGCCGCCTGACACCGCCGAACGGGGACGCCCCCGCCCGAAACGAGGGCGTCCCCCGCACACAGGAGACCACATTGAACTTGCGGGAACTGGCCATAGAGGAAGCAACCCTCAAGGCCCTCGCCGTCAAGGTCCTCGGCCGCCTCAAGACCGTCCGCGCCGACATGCAGGCCGGCCTCGATGCCGCCGAGAAGGAGATCGGCACCCGACAGATCGCTGTCACTCTTCCCAACGGCACCAACGTCGGCACCATCAGCCTCTCCAGCGGGAGCTCCGAGGCCCGCATCACTGACGAAGCGGCATTCAAAGCCTGGGTGATGTCCACCTATCCGACGGAGATCGAGCGGCGCTTCATCACCGAGGTACGCACCGCATTCGCCTCCCGGCTGCTCGGGGAGATGACCGCGGCGAACGCAGCGAAGGTCATCGACAAGGAGACCGGCGAGATCCACGACGTGCCCGGCGTGGAGATCAAGCCGTCCCGTTCCCGAACACATCGCCTGCTCCTCAAGGGCGCGAAGGGCTCCGAGGGTGCCGCGGCGATTGAGGCTGCGTGGCTGTCCGGGGAGCTGCCGATTCCCGGCGTCACTGGTCCGGGCCGGCTCGAAGGCGGCGCGGCGTGACGATTTTCTGGCACCTCGGGCCGCTCGCCAGCTTCGACACGGAAACCTCGGGCATCAACGTCGACGCGGACCGGATCGTCACCGCCGCGTTGGTCCGGCCGGGCGGTGAGGTGCTGCGCTGGCTGTCCGACGCGGACGGCGTGGAGATCCCCGAGAACGCGAGCCGCATCCACGGCGTGACCACACAGCACGCCCGCGCGCACGGCCGCCCCGCCAAGCAGGTCGTGGAGGAGATCGCCGACGCTCTCGCCGGTGAACTCTCCGCCGGCCGGGCCGCGCTCGTGGTGATGAATGCGCCTTTCGACCTCTCGCTGCTGGACGCCGAGTGCGCACGGCACGGCGTGCCCACGGTGGCAGAACGCATCGGCCGCCCGGTCGCGCCGATCGTTGACCCGCTCGCCTTGGACCGGGCGGCAGACAAGCGGCGCACAGGCAAGCGGACCCTCACCGCGCTGTGCACGCACTACGGCGTCACCCTGACCGGCGCCCACACCGCGGACGCCGATGCGCAGGCTGCCCTCGAAGTGGCCCTGCGCATCGCCGAGAAGTACCCCGAGCTGCAGGTGCCGGCCGAGCAGCTGCACGCATGGCAGATCACCTGGCACGCCCGCTGGGCCACCGGATACCAGGAGTACCTGCGCCGGTCCCGCCCGGACGCGCACGTCAACCCGTCCTGGCCACTCATCCCGCCGCCCACCCAGTAACCCGCCCTGTGGCCGCCCCTGCCCGACACAGGGGCGGCCCGCACCCAGCACACCACACCCGGAAGGAACCCGGCCATGACCGGCCAGCTGCAGCTCCCAGAGCCCGCCCAGGGCGTCGTCAACCCGGCCGCCGGCGAGGCTGCGAAGCGTCGCGGCACCCGCCGCATAGGCCAGCTCGACCCGAAGTGGTCAACGGACTGCGACGAGGCGATCGAAGCGATGGCCGCCCGCGGCGTGGTGTTCCAGGCCGCCGACCTCATCCGCGAGGGCCTCGTCGACGAACCGCCGCACCCCAACTGCTGGGGCCCGCGGTTCATCCGCGCCTCCAAACGCGGCGTCATCGAACACGTCAAGTTCGACGGCTCCGGCCGCGCCACCGTTCACCGCTCCATCTGCCACCACTGGATTGGCACCGCGGCCTACCGCGAGGCGAGGGCCGCCGCGTGACCGCCGCTATCGCCTTCCTCGCGTCGCTCGCCCTGGACGCCGCCGCCATCACCATCCTCGCCCGGCTCACCCGGCTGGAACGCCGCGCACGCGCACGGGCCGCACACCCCCGCATCGACATCGAGTGGGGCAGCGACCCTGACCTCCACCGCACCTGCGACCACATCCTCGCCGCCACACAGCAGCGAGAAGAAGAAGGACCACAGTGACCACCGCCACAAGGCCGCTACCGGAACACGGCACCCTGTCCCGGCACAAGCACTACGGCTGCACCTGCGACCCCTGCCGAGAAAACTTCCGCGCCTACACCCGGCGGCGCCACCGCCTACGCGGATACGGCACTTGGCAGCCCTACGCCGACGCCAACCCCGTCCGCCAGCACATCGCCATGCTCCGCAAAGCCGGCGCCAGCATGCCCGGCATCACCGAAGCCGCAGGCGTCCCTCGGGCCACCATCGCCCGCATCCTCTACGGCACGCTCGGCCAGCGCAGCGAGGCGAAACTCCGCACCGAATCCGCGCAGGCCATCCTCGGCATCCGCGCCGAAGACTGCCCCATCCCCGACGGCGCCCGCGTCGACGGCACCGGAACCCGTCGCCGCATCCAGGCCCTTGTCGCCGTCGGCTGGGGCTTCACCGCCCTCGGACCCCAGCTCGACATCCACCCGCGGCCACTCGGAGACCTCGCCCACGCCCAGGTCGTCACCGCAGGAACCGCCCGCAAGGTCAAAGCCGGATACAAGCGGCTCTCCACCCGGACCCCCGAACAAGCGGCCGTGCGCGCGCAAGCCAGAACCCTCGCGCGCACCGTCGCCACGCGGAACAGCTGGGCGCCGCCGGCCGCATGGGACGACAACGCGATCGACGCCCCAGACGCGCACCCCGACTGGACCGGCCACTGCGGCACCGACCACGGCTGGCACACCCACCGGGTACAGCAACTCCCCATGTGCAACCGCTGCCAGCAGGCACACACCCAGTGGCTCACCGACCACGCACACCTCGACGGGCCGGCACGAGGAAAGGCCCAGCTCGCCGCCCGGCATCAAGCATCCAGCCGCGGCCAAGACCTCGCCGACGACGCCCGCGAACTCCTCCGCCAAGGCCACACCCGCGAGCAGGCCGCCCACCGGCTATGCATCACCCCCGACCACCTCAGCACCATCCTCATTCGCCACCCGGAGCCCACCGGCAAGGAGGCCGCAGCGTGACCTGCGGCCACTGGATCGGCGCGGAAGGGCGCTACTGCGGCAAGCCGGACGCCCGGCGGTACATCAACACCACCGCATGCCCCGACCACACCCCCGCCCGCCTCGCAGGCAGGCCCGAACCCACCCCTGGGCCCGGCTACACGCCCCAACGCATCCCCAGCCCGCTCGGCGACTCCCGGGTGGTCGACGCACGCGCGGTCGCGTCCGGGAAACGCCAGGCCAACCCGCACACGTACCGGGCCGCGCAAGCCGCCACGCAAGCGTCGAAGAAAGGAACACGGCCGTGAATATCGAACGATTCACCAATGGCGAGCAGGGCTGCGTGTACGTGATGCGCTTCAGCAACGGCATAGTCAAAGTCGGGCGCACGCTCAACGCCGCCAAGCGTTTCACCGAGCACGCCCGCGATGCGGCGCGATATGCAGCCAAGATCGAACACACCTGGGCTTCGCCCCAGCACGTCGGGTATGCCGCCAATGAGAAAGCGCTGATCGCGTTCTGTGAACAACGGTGGCACCGCTCAGGCGCTATCGAGTACTTCGCGGACGCGGACTATGGCGCGGTCACTGCCTACGCCCAAAAGCTCCCCTTTGAACGCCCCGATGCTGCGAAGGCTGCGGCTACGGCAAACACGTTCAAGCCCAGCGTTATCAATCCCAACATCGCCGAGTCGGCCGAGACGGCTTGGAAGGTATGGACCGGGTTCCGAAACGACTGTCTTCCAAGCCTCTTGCAGCCTGAGTTGGGCGCCAACTGGCACAACGAGTTCACTGCCGCGCTCGCCCAGTTCGGGCAAGAAAATCCTGGCCGGGAACTTAATGCCGACGACGCGTCGATCCTGGCCCGTCAGACCTTCGCGCAGATGTCACGGCGCGAGTACGAAGACGCGATCAATCACCTCGTCATCGACTACTGGGTCGAGTTGACGGCGTTGGAGCTGGACGCGATCGGCCGCGCCGCGATCGAGGGCGGCGGCCGGTGACTACTCCCTGGCCGCCGCTTCACGCATACGCACTCGCCCACCGCTGCCCCACGTGCAAGGCAAAGCCGGGCGAGCAGTGCAACGCGCCAAACAAGAACGCCCGGCCAGCCGCCGAACGCGACCCCGTCAACCGGATGCACGCCGCCCGGCAGGACGCCGGGATGCGGCACTACCGCCGGGACGTCGGCAACGCGCCGTGGCCGGAGGAGCGGGAACCGGGCGGCCGTTACGACTCCCTGCCGCAGTGGCACCCGGATAGCGGCGGCACCCCGTGACCGCCCGGGCGCACGAAAACCCCGCCCCGCGGGTGGGCCAGGGGCGGGGAGGGTGCGGCGGGTCAGGGGGTGGCGCGATCCTCGGCTCGGCGGTCGGCGGCCTGTTGGCGGCGGTGCGCGGCGATCTGGGCCTTGATGTAGACGCGAAGGTCGGCGGCGCGCGAGAGGCCCTTGGCGTCGCATACCTCGCCGTAGGCATCCCACGTTTCGCCGTCGATGCGAACCATCCGGCCCGCCGTCCCCTTCGTCGTCATGCGCACAGCGTAACTGACTGTCCAATCGCAACACACCCCCAACGCGCCAAGCGTATTGCTAATGTATTGCGAGTGCCTATACACCCTCCGGTAGACTGGGCACTAGCTGGACAGGCGATCAGTGGCGTGGAGAGGCCGCCCTGAACAGGGGGTTTCTTCGCCATGCCCTGATCGATGCAAGCGAGAGAAGAGAGTCGATGGGCTACGAGCTCCGCCGTGACTTGCGGGAAGCGCTTGGGCCGGACATCACCGGTCTGCAACGCGCAGTTGCCCTGGAGATCGCCGACGACGCCCGCGAGGGCACGCGGAGGAGCTACGTCAGCCTTGAGGAGCTTGCCCGCTGGACAGGCGCCAAGGACACCAATGTGATCCGTAACGCCCTCAAGCGGCTCGCTGCGGCTGGTTGGGAGTTCCGCGTACCCATCGGCAAGGGCAAGGACGGTCGGGTTCTGTACGCGGTGCCCGGCACGCGGGTGACGTTCAAGGTGCCTCCGTTCACTCTCCCGGAAGGGGTAGCCACCGCTACCTCTAAGGAGGAGCCACCGCTACCCCATGGAGGAGCCACCGCTACCCCTTCAAGGCCGCAAGGGGTAGCCACGGCTCACTCAGAAGGAGCCACGGCTACCCCCTCCTCCTCATACCCCTCAAAGAACTCTTCTTCTGCCGCCACCCCTCCGCCCCGCGAGATCACCGACGAGGACAAAAAGGAGTTCGGCAGCTTCTGGGCGCTCTACCCGAAGAGCCGCGACCTCGACAAAACCCGCGACCTCTGGGTTGCCGCCGTCTTGAGCGGAGTCGACCCCAAGAAGATCACCGCCGCCGCCGTCGCCTACGCCCATGAAGTCGCAGGCGAGCCGATCAAGTACATCAAGCTCTCCGCTACCTGGCTCCGCGACCGTCGCTACAACGACGCCTACACCGCCGGTCCGCCACCGAAGCCGTCCCAGCCTGCACCCCCGCCTCTGCCCGATTGGTGCGGTGAGTGCGACGCCCCCGGCTACCGGTGGCTGGAGCGCGACGGCCGCGAATACCGGTGCCCCGCCTGCAACCCCGACGCCATCGGAGCGAACACATGACCGCCCCCTACGACGACCCCGAAACCGGCGGCATCCCCGCCACCGTCACCGCCCACAACCCCAGCCAAGACGTCCTCGACGCCGAGACCGCCGTCGCCGGGGCCGCCATCTGCGGACGCAACTACGCCGAAGCCGCCGCCGAACTCGTCACCCCCGACCACTTCCACCAACTCCACTGCGCCGTCGCGTTCGCCGCCGCCCTCCACCTCGCCGGATCCGGCAACTGGGTCGACGGCCCGGCCGTGGTCCGCCACCTCGAACAGACCGGCGGCCTCGCCGCGTTCGGCCGGCAGCCCGTCCGCGTCTACGACCTCGCCCGGCAAGGCGCCGTCGGTTTCGAGGGGGTCCGCTACCACGCCCAGACCGTGGCTACCGACGCTGCCCGCCGCGGCATGTGGCAGGCATGCCACCGCGGCATGCGGATCGCCTCCGCGGCGACGTTCGAGCTCACCGACTCGGAGATGATCCTCGCCGACGTCCAAGCCGCCACCAGCGGGCGGCCCGACGCCCAAGCCCTGCTGATCGCCGACGATTTCGATGACTACCTCGAATCCCTGGAGAAGCCGGACCTGAACCCGGTGCTTCCCACTCCCTGGATCGACCTCGACGCCAAGGTCCGCATCCGCGGCGGCCAGCTCGTCGTCATCGGGGCCCGACCGGGCGGCGGGAAGGCGTTGGCGCTCGACACGCCGCTGCCTACGCCAACCGGCTGGACGACGATGAGTGAGATCCGAGTCGGTGAGCAGCTCATCGGGGCCGACGGCAAGCCGTGCACCGTGATGGCAGCGACCGATGTCATACACGATCGCCCCTGCTACGAGGTCGAGTTCTCCGACGGCACAGTGATCGTCGCCGACGCAGAGCACCAATGGCTCACAGACACACGCGCCTCGCTGCGATCAGCCCAGCAGGCCGCAACTGGCTACAACCGCTACCGCAACCAACGCACGTTCCCGACAGTCCGCACCACTGCCGAGATCGCGGCAACCGTCAGGACGGCGACCGCTGAACGCCGGGCCAATCACTCGGTCGTCAATGCCCGCCCGTTCAACCTTCCCGAAGCCGACCTGCCCATTTCCCCGTACACCCTGGGGGCGTGGCTGGGGGACGGCAGCTCGCTCACCCCCGAGATCACCACTGTCGACCCCGAGATCCTCGACCGGATCCGTCTCGACGGCTACGAGATCACGCCGCGGAAGAACTACCTGCTCTACGGGATCAGCAACCAGCACGAATGGCGCCAGCGCGTGGCCGACGGCGTAGCCCTGGTGCGCGACGGGATGCCGATCGAGCGCGCGGCCGTCCACGTCTGCGTCGCGGCCGACACCATCCGGAAGATCACCGGCCCCAACCTGACCGGTTGGAAGCGCAGCTACGTTCCGACGTCGGCGCCCCGGGCTGAGAAGCACCAAAGCATGACGGCGCTGCTCCGCAGCATCGGTGTCCTGGGGAACAAGCACATTCCCTTCTCGTACCTACGGGCGTCGGAGCAGCAGCGCCGCGACCTCCTTGCTGGGCTGCTTGACACGAACGGCACTGTCAACAAGGCCGGCGGCGTCCGGTTTGCCGTCACGAGCCGCCGCCTGGCTGAGGACACCTACGAGCTGATCGCCTCGCTCGGCTACCGGCCCACGATGCGCACAAAGAGCGTGAAGGGCCGCACGGTGGAGACGTCCATCTGCCACACCGTCAGCTTCACCACGACCGACAAGGTCGTCTACCTGCCCCGCAAGGCGCAGCGCCTCGTCACCTCGAACCGGGCTGGCGTTGACCGCCGCTACATCGTGGACGTGCGGCCGATCCCATCGGTCCCGGTGCGGTGCGTGCGCGTCGACAACGAGAGCCACCTGTTCCTGGCCAGCCGGGCCTGCATCCCGACACACAACTCCCTCGCCGGTCTGGGCATCGCCACGCACACCGCGGTCAAGTGCCGCCAGCCCGCTGCCCTTTTCACGCTGGAGATGCCCCGCGCCCAGATCAATGACCGGATCATGGCCGCCGAGGCGCGGGTGTCCCTGACCGCGTTCGAGGAGCGGAAGTTCAGCGACTGGGACTGGAACCGCATTGCCAAGGTCGCCGACCAGGTCCGTTCCGCCCCGCTGATCATCGATGACGCGTCGCAGCTCACCGTCGCCCACGTCCGCACCCGGCTCCGGTGGATGTCCGGCCAGGGCATGCCCGCCGCCGTCGTGGTCATCGACTACCTGCAGCTGATGAAAGCCACCGGGCGACACGAGTCCCGCGTCTCCGCGGTCGGCGAGATCTCCCGGGACCTCAAGCGGCTCGCGATCGAGTTCAACGTGCCCGTCGTAGCCCTCACGCAGCTCAACCGGGCGTCGGAGGCCCGGTCTGACAAGCGCCCGGCCATGTCGGACCTGCGCGAGTCCGGGGCCATCGAGAACGACGCCGACACCGTTCTGCTCCTCCACCGTCCCCCGGAGCCCACCGAGACCGAGCGCAACGAGGGCGCGAAGGACCGCTCCGGCGAGGTTGACGTGCTCGTCGAGAAGCAACGCCAAGGCATCAACAAGATCGACATCCCGCTTGCGTGGCAAGCCCACTACGCCCGCCTCGCCAACCTCGGAAAGGGCTGACCGTGAAAGACCTCAATCCGCGCTACGGCGATGTGTGCGACTCCGGCCATCACCCGGCGCGCCGCGTCGTGGCTCTGCCGCTGATGGCGATACCGGATGGTGACGGCGGGCTCCTCGCCGGCTACCGCTGCCCTGTGTGCCGCCACGCATGGACCTGCGCTTGGGCTGTTGTTCCGGGTCGTGTCCTTCCGCCCGAGCCCACCGACCCTGTGGCGCTCGCCGACGTGGACCTGGTCCGCCGGCTCCTCGCCGCCGCCGCGCTGCGTTCTCGCCCCGACCTGCCGCCTGTGGGTATGTGCCGCCGACCTGCCGTCGGACCGCCTGCCGGGCCAACCACTGGCGGGGCCAACCGGCGGGGTGGTGCGGCGTGATGGCGGGCCTGGTGTGGGTGGTGGGTGTGCTGGCGATGGCGGCTGGGGTCGGGATGTGGGCTACCGCGCGGCGTCGGCCGGGTGATCGGGAGTTGTGGTTGCTGGTGCGCGCGGACCGGCGGCGTGGGGGTGCCCGGTGACGACATCGCACGGTCCCGGATCCGTCAGGGGCCCCGAGACGGCGGCTGTACGGCCCGTGGGGCCACGAACCCGGCCCGGCGGTCCCCCGGGGCGCCGGAGCCCGCAGACGGCCGCTGGCAGCCCACCCACCCCCGAGAGGACCGCAGGCCGATGACCGGACCTACCCGCAACCCCGAACGGGCCCCAGGAGATGGCCTGTACGCCTCTGTGCCGCCCGCAGCCCCCTCGATGGGTGGCGGGGGAGGTTCCCGGGGCGTCTCAGGCCCGCAGGCGGGCGCACAGGGCCACGGGCCGCCTGCGCCCCGGCCCCCGCCCGCCGATGCCCAACCGGCCCCGACAACCCGCCCCGTACCGCCTGGTGAACCATCCGGCCCGCTGTCACCCCGGCCATTCCGCCGGTCACCTGACCACTCTTCCCGGCCGCTCCCGCCCCAACGGTGTGGCGGCCAAGGGTCCCGCCCCTCATCCCCCCGGCGGGGCGGGACCCCGTACCAGCCGCACAGAAAGGCGTAGCCCGTGAACCCGCAGATACCGACCACCCGACCCGGACCGGCCCAGCGCGGCGCTTGCGCCGAGGGCCTTGAGTCCGTCGTTCATATCTCGGCCGCGGATGGCCACGGCGGGCCCCTGGTGAGCCTGCACCTTGAGTTCGGCCCGGACGTGCCCCTGGATGTCCGGGCCCTGTTCGTGGCCCAGCTGGGCCAGGTCGTGGACGCCATGCCGCGCCCCTGGACGCCGCGGGCGGTGGCGTGATGGTCACCTTGACGAAGCTGGTCCATGACGGGGTGGCGTTTCACGCGCAGGCCCCGCCGACGGTATTGACGCAGGCGGTGGACGCCCTGATCCCGGGTGCGCGCACGATCCGGGTCACCCCGGTGTGGACTGACGCGTCGGGTTCCCCGCGCATGGAGTTCGTCATGCTCGCCTCGACTTCCGCTGGTCAGGCGATTGAGCCGCCGCGGGGGGCGACCGCCGCCGTTGCCGCGCTGCTGCGGGCCGCGTCCCCGCGCGCGGATTGGGCCCGGTCGCACACCTGGACCAGTGATGGCGGGTTGCGCGAGCTTGCGCCCGGACGCCCCGCGTGGATGCGGGAGGCCCGGTGATCTGGCACGTGGCCCTGGTGGTCGCCCTCGTGGTCCTGCCGATGGTTGTCCTCGGCGCTGGGCTGGTGTGCGCGGCGCACATCCCGGTGGTCAGGGTGCTGACGGGTGCGGTGCCGCCGAACCCGAAGCCTCCCGACCGGCCGGGCTGGTGACGCCCGTGACCGTCAATCCCGCGGCCGCGTTCATCGGCGCCGTGTTCTGCCTGATCGCCACGTGCGGCATGCGTGTGCAGGCCCGCATCCACCACCGGAAGGACCGCCGCAAGTGACCGGCACCGAGTTCATGGTCGAGCTGCTGCTGACCGCCGCGCACTGGGCCTACGACCTGCAGCGGGCGGCTGTGTTCGGCGCAGCCGCCCTGCTCGCCGTGGCCGTCACGGTCCTCGCGTGGCTCGCCGTCAACGCATGGCAGGAGGTGCCTCGTGGCTGAACCCGCGGCGCTCACGGTGCCGCTCACCGACGCCTACGCCGAGGCCCTCGGCGCGCCGCCGTGCACGCCCGAGACCCCGGCCGCTGAGTACCGGCGGCTGTACGCCGACCACATGACGCTCCGCCGGCTTGGTGGCGCCCGCACTGCCCGGCAGACGGCGCGTCTCGCCCTCCTCGACGCGCGGCTGCGCGCCATCACCGCTACCCCGCCCGACGGTTACGCCCTGCCCGCGGCAGCGGTGCAGCTGATCGCCCACGCCCGGGCTCACGGCTGGCAGGCCGAGGCCTACTGGGCGCCACCCGACGACGACGGCGAGGGGGATCCTTTCGTCCGCGTGCAGGTGGGCCGTGTCATGGCCCCCGGCGAGCTCGCTGACGCCCGCGGCAACACGTGGCGGTATGAGGCGGTGTGGCATTCCCGTGGCTGCCCGCCGGGGCGCCTGCGCCTGTTCGGCCGGATGCTCGCGCGGACACCGCAGCACCCGGCGACCCACGATGCGCCGTCAGTGCGCGCGGTCCGCGAGGCCATCGCAGCCCACCCCGCACCCTGACCCCTGCCGTGCGCCCGCCCGGCAGCCGCACCACAACCCCGAGAAGGAGAGCTGATCGTGTCCTACCGGCTGATCGTCACCCGCCCTGACGGGTCGCAGTTCCAGTCCAGCACCGAGCCCCTGCCGGACGGCGAGGCCGTCGGTATGTCAGCGCTGCGGACGCTGGCGGGCCAGGGCGTCCCCTTCGGCTGCGACGGCTTGACGTTCGGCCGCGAGGTCCGGGACGCCGTCCTCGGCGTGGCCGTCACGCACCCGACCGGCTACGCCTTTCGCGCCGAGGAGTTCTGACCACCCCTGCCCCCGTCTGCCGTGGCGGGGGCCCCACACCCGAAGGAGCACCGATCATGCCTGATCTTCCCGAGTTCCTGATCAGCTACATGGAAAGGCAGCGCGCCAGCCGCGCTGACGCGGTGAACGCCGTTCTCGCCTCGCTCACCGACCGAGAGCGGGCGCTCATCCGAGACGCCGCCGTCATGGGCTACGTCCGCGGAACCATGCACCCGAAGGGCGAGCCGCATCCGAAGGACAGCGCAGTCCTGGCCGAGGTGATCGACGCCTGCCTCGCGCTCCCGGACTTGTACCCGGCCGTCAACGCAGACTCCGCCCCCGCCGCTGGCGGTGCCCGGTGAGCGGCCGCGTGTGGGGCACGTTGCCCGCCACGCTGCCCTTGGCCGCCGTGGTGCTGTACGCCGTGTGGGCGCTCGGCCGCCGGGCGCTGGGGCGCATACGCGGGGGGCGACGGTGACCGCGGCCGACGAACTTCGGCAGGCCGCCGCGCTGCTGCGCGCCCTGCTCGCCGATCCCGAACTGACCCCCGGCCCGTGGCTCTCCCTCGACCACGGCGACCGGCTGCTCTATAACGGCCCCGGCGCCGAGGATGAGCCGCCCGTTTACGTCGTGGACGAGCCCATGAGCAACGGGGCGAACGCCGACTACATCGAGGCCATGCACCCCGGCGTGGGCCTGGCCCTAGCCGCGTGGCTGGAGGACACCGCCGATCTGGCGGAGTCCGTGGGCCGGTCCCGCCCGGACGCGGCATGGCTCGCGCCCGCCCTCGCGGTGGCCCGCCAAATCGTCGGCGAGGAGGCGCAGCCGTGAGCTATTGCCCGGAGTGTGACCTGCCGCTGACGTGGGACGCCAACGGCGCCTGGATCCCGCACACCGACCGCCAGCACGCCGAGCCCCGTGGACGGCTGATCGAGCACGCGGACCGGCTGATGCGGGAGCGGACCGCCGTCCTGAACGGACACCAGGTCACGATCAGGTTCACCCAAACCTGCGCCTGGTTCGAGTGCACGTGCGGCGCCCGGGGCATGGTCCGGTGCGACTCGACGTATGCCCGACGTGACGGCCACGACCACCTCGACGGGTACCGCTGGTACCTGGAAATGCGGGACCGCGACGCGTGGATCCCCATCGCGGTGCTCTGCAGGTCTCGGGCCGACGCCGAGCACCTGCTGTGGCTCCGCGGCGGCACCCGCCTGACTTACCGGATCGTCGGCCCGCCCGAGGAGGCGGACCAGTGAGCGCCACGCGTGTCGAGCAGGCGCTGATCCTCGCTGACGCCGCATCCCGCCGCCGCCTGTCACCGGAGGAGGCTGCGCTGCTGCGGCGACGGATACGGGAGCTGGCCGCGAGGGCGGGCGCGCACCTCGCCCACCGCAACAACACCCCGAAGGACACCACCTGATGGCCACATACACGACCCGCACGATCGCCTCTACCCGCAGCGAGTGGATCGTTCCCGCCGCCGAACCCTGGGGCGCCGCTGGCGCCGAAGTCGGCAAGGCGTGGGCGGCCGCCGAGCAGGCGTACTGGAAAGCCCGCGACCTGCCCGCGGTCGGTTCGCTCCCCGATGACGCCCTGCGGTTCCACGTCCGCGATGGCGAGATCGTCATCAGCTTCACCGTCGAGGAGAAGAAGTGACCCCCGAGCAGTGGAAGACGATCCGGTCGTTCGTGGACTGGCTGGACCGGTCCAACGGCCGCAGCGACGCCGAGATCACCCTGCGCATACTCAAGATCGCCGAAGAGGTCGGGGAGGTAGCCCAAGCGTGGATCGGCGTGCAGGGCCAGAACCCGCGCAAGGGCGTCACCCACAGCCATCCCGATGTGCAGGACGAACTCTGCGACGTGATCGTCACCGCTGCGGTCGCCCTCGCCTCCATCGTCGGCAACCCGGACTACGTCCTGAACAACAAGCTCGCGAAGATCGCCGCCCGTAACGCGGCGCTGGAGGTGGGGCGGTGAGAGTGCCCGATGTGCCCCCGGTCGTGCGCGCGTGCTCCCGGCCGAGCGACCGCGAGTGTCCGTGCCCGCCCCGCTGCGGCTGCTGCACAGTCACCGCTCGGCTGAGCTCATGCGGTGATGAGTGCGCCGAGGGCCACACCTACACCGGGCGGTGCGAACTCGCACCTGATACACCCCGGGGGCAGCGAAGCGAACTTATCGATTCCGCGGCGGCCCGGCCGCCCGACTCGCTGCGGCAGCGGGAAGGCGTCCCCGCGCGGGCCTTCCTGCGGCGTCTCCTCGACGCTGTCACGCACCACGGCCCCGGCTACGACGCCGCCATCGCCGATCTCAACGACGGCGTCAACCAAGCGTGGAGCGAAGTCCGGGCCCGTGACCGACGCATCGCCGAACTGGAACGGGAGGCGCGTCAACTCCACGACTGCCAGACCGCCGAGGCCGCCATCGCCCGCGTGCGGAAACTGCACCAGCCTGACCCCGACGTCCGGGCGGGCTGGAAGTCGGACGCCAACCCCGCCGCCTACGGACGCATCGCGCAGGCATGCGCCCAGTGCGGCGCGGTCGATCTGGCCGTCCGCTGGCCCTGCCCGACCATCCGTGCCCTCGACGAGCCAACGGAACTTGGCACCCGCGAGGCCAATGCCAACGAAACCGGGCCTGGAGTTGGGACCGGCACCGCACTCGACCAGACCCCGGAGGACTGACCCATGACCGACACACCCGACCGCATGGCGCCGGACGCCGAGCCCACCGACCTCGCCACCGCCCTGAACGAACTCCGGCACGCCCGCGCCGAAGTCGCCCGACTGCGCCCCTTCGTCGACATGGCCGACAACGAGCAGCGGGACGCGGAGGATGCCGAGCGCTCCCCGGCCGTGCGAGAGCTCGCTGAAGCTCTCCGCCTCACCCGCGAGTACGTCGGCGAGGATCTGCTTCCCGCTGTTGAGGGATGGTCCTGGTACGACGCCCTACGCCGGTGGGCACCCGCGTACCTGGACGACAAGCCCGCTGACACGGCGGCTGCCGAGATCGACCAAATCATCCCCAAGCCCGACCAGTCGAACGACGTCGGCCCCCACCACTGGCAGCCGAAGGGATGGAGGTGCTGGATCTGCCATCACTGTTACGCGCCCCGCACACTCCACCCCCGCACCGCATGGGTACGCGCTCGCCCGCTGCACGATAACCAGTACCTCAGCGCCAACGCCCCGCACTTCAAGGGGAACTGGTGATGACCGACTTCCAGGACCGGGGCGATGCTGCCCGGCGGGCTGCTGGGATCGACGGCACCGCTGGCGACGCCCAAGACGCCCGGCACCGGTACATCCCCGACGGGCCGAACCCGTGGTGCCTGCTATGCGGGCTCAACAAGAACTGGACCAAGCACATCGACCGGCTCCTCGACTGCGGACTCTGCTACGAGGAGAACGGCGAGGAAGTTCACCCCCACCCGGAGTGCACCATCACAGACGACGGCAGCGGGGAGGACGTCGATGCCTGAGCCGCGCACCGTGCATCTCACCACCGGGCTCCCCGCGTCCGGTAAGACCACCGTCGCCCGGCGGCTCGTCGCCGAGTCCGGCGGCCGTGTGCGGCGGGTCAACCTCGACGACATTCGGGCGATGCTCGACCCCGGGCAGCCGTGGAGCCGGGAGCACGAGCGGACAGCCGTGCGCGTCCAGGACGCCGCGATCCTGGCGTGCATTGAGGGCGGCTATGACCTGGTGGTGGACAACACCCACCTCACGCCGTTCGGGCCGGGTCGACTCCGTGACGTGTTCGCCCGCACCGTCGTGTGGGTGGTGCATGACTTGACCGGGGTGCCGCTGGAGGAGTGCATCCGGCGGGACGCGGAGCGGGCCAGGACGGGGGGCCGGTCGGTGGGTGAGGCTGCGATCCGGGAGCTGTATGAGCGGCATCTGGCGGCTACGGCCGACGGGTGGCGGCTCACCCCGGAGTGGCTGGCGGCGCCAGCCTGACCCGCCCTTGCGCCGCCAGCAGTGAGGCCCCGCCGGAGATCCGGCGGGGCCTCGTCGTGGGTGGGGCGGCGGTCAAGGGCCGGGCGGCGTGTCCTGCCCGGGTGTGCACCACGGCGCGCCGGGGCAGTCCCCGAAGCCGTTGTGCCGGGAGCACTGGAGCACTGACGGGTACGGGTCGCCGGTGCGGTCCGGGTCGATGCGGTCGATGGCGTCATCCCAGCCCTCCCGCCAGGCCGCATTGTTCAGGCCCTCGTTGTCGGCCTGGCGGCGGACCACCTGCGCGTCCTCAACGGCATCTTCGACGGCCCGCCTACCGATGGCCTGCTGGTAGCGCAGGTAGGCGTCCTCGGCGAAGTGCTCGCGCATCCATCGGTCGATCTCGGCCGGGGTGGCGGAAAAACGGGACGGGCATGCGTCCCGCTCGGGCTCAGCGTCGAGCACTCGGGCGAGGTGGTCGGCGAGGTGGCCGCGCATCTGGGCGTGCTGGAGGCCGGGCAGTTTGGTGGTCCTTTGGAAGGCGTCGATCGCGTCGTACAGGTGGGCGTGGAGCCGGTCGCGGTTCGGGCTGTCGGTCATGGGGTTCTTCCTGCCGTGTCGGGTGCCCGCCCGGCGCACCGCCGGGCGGGGCGGTGGGTCATGCGGTGTTGGTGCGGGGCCGCTGGCGGGATGGCTGCCGGGAGCGCCGGAGCCGCCGCCGCTCGTCCTCGCCCCTTGAGCGATTGGCCCGGCCCTTTGCGAGCATGTCGAACGCGTTGTCTGACTGGGTCCCCATGAAGAGGTGGTCAGGGTTGACGCAAGGGGGGTTGTCGCAGTGGTGGCAGATACTCATGTTCGGGGGTATGGCGCCGTATGCCAGTGCGTAGCTGACTGCATGGGCGCCGTAGAACAGGCCTTTGCTGACTGTGAACTGGCCATAACCATTGGGCTTACAGTGGGCCACCCACTCCCAACAATTGCCGGCGCGATCGACCTTGGACCAGAACCGGTCAGCAAACTTCTCGTTGACAATCCCGGTAAGGTCTAGTCCGCGGCGGTGACGCCTCCGCAGTGGTTGTTCGTGATCACCGATATTCAATTCCGCGCGGTGCCTCCAGTCCACGGGGCACCTCCTTCCTGGTGGTGGTGGTCGGGCGTCAGGGGGTGAGCTGCGGCAGGCCGATGACCTCATGAGGTTCGAGGGACACCCAGTCGCAGCCGCCGTGGGCGTGTACGGCCCCGATGTCTTCGTCCTGCCACACCGCGTCGAGGTCGAAGGCGATGGATTGGGCGGCCTCGACGAACGCACTCTTCGCGGCGTCCTTGGTGGCGTAGACGCCGAGGACGCCGCCGCCTTCGTGGTCTTCTCCGCTCCTCAGGATCCACACCTGCGGGGCGGCGGTCGTGTAGGCGGTGTCACGGCGGGCGGTCACAGTGGGCTCCGTCTCGGGTCGGTGGTGCGGGTTGGTCAGGTTGCGGCGCTCGGGACGAGGTGCACCACGCGTCCGTCGGTGAGGGTGACCACGAGGGGCTTGCCCTCGGACGCGGCCCACATCAGCGTTTCGGCGATGTCCTGGTTGGCGTCGTCCTCGGTGATCTCGTACACGTCCATGGGGGTGGTCCTTCGCGGGCGGTAGGGGTGGCGGGCGGTGGGCGCCCCGCCCGGCGAAGGGCGGGGCCGGGGTTGGTGCGGGGATGCTCCTATGGATGTCAAGCCGCAGGAGCGAGGTCGGTTTGAGTGGTTCGTGCTGTTGGTGTGGTGGTCAGTGCTCGGTAGACCTCGCGGGCGACGAATCGCTTGAGGCAGCGCATGATGTCCTTCTTGGACAGCCCTTCCTTGGTGCGCCGTTCGACGTAGACGCGGGTGCGCTCGTCGTAGCGCATGCGGACCAGCACGATGGTGTGCAGGGCGTTGTTCGCGGCCCGGTCGCCGCCGCGGTTGAGGCGGTGGCGGTGGGTGCGGCCGGAGGACGCCGGGATGGGTGCGACCCCGGCCAGGTGCGCGAACGCGGCCTCGGACCGCATCCGTTCCGGGTTGTCCCCGGCCGAGGCCAGCAGTTGGCCGGCGGTCTCCGCACCGACGCCGAACAGCTCCAGCAGCGCGGGGGCGGCCTGCTGGGTCAGCGGGCCGATCTCCGCGTCCAGCTCGGTGATCTCCTCATCCATCGCCTGGTGGCGGCGGGCCAGGCGGCGCAGCGCCGCCCGGGTCGCGGCCAGCGGACGGGACAGGTCCTGTCCGGGCCGAAGCCGGGCCAGGGTGCGTATCAGCGCGGCCCGCTCCAGGCCCGCGACCTGTTCGCGCAGCATCGCGGGTGCGGACACCAGTAGGCCCCGGATCTGGTTCATGGCCTGGGTGCGGGCCTTGACCGCGCTGCGACGCGCGATCCGCAGCACCCGCACCGCCTCGACCACACCGTCCCGGCTCTTGGGGATACCGGTGGCCCGGCCGGACAGCACAGCCGTCGCTGCGGCGTAGGCGTCGATCGGGTCGGACTTGCCCTTCATCCGCCGGGTCTTGCGGTCCGGGCGGTCCACATCGACGACCGCCACCCCGGCCGCCGTCAGCACCCGGGCGAGCTCGGCCCCGTAGGCGCCGGTGCCCTCCACACCCACCGCGGCCAGGGCGCCATGCAAACGCATCCAGTCCAGCAGGTCCCGGTAGCCGCGGATGGAGGCGGGAAACTCCCGGTCGGCCAGGTGCCGGCCGATGGAGTCGATCACCGCCGCGTGGTGGGTGAGGCCGTGGGTGTCGACTCCGCCGGTGATCTCCGGGCTGTCGTGCGTCATGCTGGTCATGTCCGTCCTTGCCGCTTGTCCGAGCCGAGGGCGGCACGCGCCGGTCGGGCGGGTGGACAAGACAGTGACGGGGCTTCTTGACCAAGCTCCTATGAAGTCACAAGCGCCCGTCCGGCCGCGTGCGTGGTGGCCCCGCCGACGCGCCGACAAATCCCAAACAGGACAGTCGAAGACGTCAGTCAGACGGCGAGTCAGACGCATCAGCAGAACCACCACTCACATCATCACTGTCAGGCGTAGAGCACGGCGTCGTCGTCGAACGGGTTGGTGAAGTCGTCGTCGGGGTGGGTGCCGACGTGCCCGTGCGGGCCGCCCCATTCGTTGCCGTTGTGGGTGCCGCGCTTGTTGAGGCGGCGGGTGCAGGTGTAGCCGTCGCGGCTCATCACGCCGCACTCGCCCTCCGGGGCGAGCGGGTTGCGGAACGGCGCCTTCGGACGGGCGAAGGTGATACCGGCGTCCGCGAGGTCCTGGACGTACTCACCGACCGCTTCGGCGAACAGCTCGCTGGCACGCCCCTGCTCGATTTCGGTGAGGACCGTGGTGCCGGGCCCGGAGCATGTTTCGTCGCGGGCGTTGCGGATGGTCCCGCATGAGGACCAGGTGCGGCCGATCTGGACGGTTGCACCGCAGTCGGCGCACGTGCCCTCGAAGACGAGGGCGTGGTCCTTCGTCGGGCGGGGGAGGCGCTTCCAGGTGAGGGTGTGGCCGAGGGTGGCGGCGCGCTCGGTCATGTCCTGCTTGCTGAGGGTCCACCACTGCTGACGCGCCATGACCTACTCCCCTAGTTGCTGGTGTACGTACACCTTAGCGCGTTCTGTACGTACACCACAACCCCCTTTCCCAAGGTTCTTGTACGTACACCGTGCTACCGTGGCCCCATGCCGAACGTGCCCAAGAACAAGCACCGGTCAGTCCGCTTCTCCGACGAAGACTGGGCCGACCTGCTCGCAGGCGCCGAAACTCAGGACAGCGACCGGGGCACCGTCATCAAGGAACTCGTCCACTGGTGGCTGCGCCGGCCCGGAGCGAAGCTGCCGACACGGCCAAACACCAGAGCCAAGACCGACGGCTGAACGCCGCACGACACAGCCCCCGCCGCCGGGTGTCCGGCGGCGGGGGCTGCGCGTTGTGCGGGGTCAGATGCCGGCGAGCAACCCTCCTCGTCGACCTTGAACGGGTCGGATCCGGCAGGCTTGATCGACCGCCACACGGCAAGGTCGGTCGGGCGGCGGTCGAGCCGCAGGAACTCCGGAGGCTACCCGGCCTCGTTCTCGAACTGCGGCCCGGCAGGCCGGTCGTACTGCCGGACGACGAGAAACCGACCAGGGTTCGCGTCCGCGACGCGCCTGCAGTGCTCCGTCATCGCCCCGAGCACCCCCCGAAGGGCCGTGCCGAATCCCAAGAGCTTGCCTGTGTCTACGTCGTGGATCCGGTAATGGACGTCCACCTTCAAGACGTTCGCATCGGCGAGCGGGTCGCCATCCCATGTGTCAGCCATGCCCTCCATCCTGCCCGGTTTCCCCGTCGAGTTCGGTGCCACCCACGACCAGGCGCAGCCGAGGGTGGTGGATCGGAGTGTCCCTGCCGGGGGTGGGCCAGTCGTCGGCGCGCAGGCCGTACACCGGCGGCTGCCAGTCCTTCCGGCGGGAGTGCCAGCGGTACACCCGCAGCCAGTCCGCGTCGAAGTACGACGGCAACAGGCCGCCCTGGTTCGGGATCGGCGCCGGGGCAGCGGCGTTCTGCGCCTTCACCTGCGCGGCGACCCGCGCGGCGTGAGCGTGGTGCCGGTTGCAGAAGTACCGGATCGTGTGCCAGCCGGTGACGGGGTCCTTCTCTACCACGCCGTGCTGCCCGCCCTCACCGCAGACGCCTTGGGCGTTGCGGAAGTCTTCCGCGTCCTGCTTGGCATATGCCGCGCGGGTGCGTGCGTCGGCGCCAGCCGGGATCCGCGTCTGGTACGGGCGCAGCCGCGGGGCCTGACAGCGGCGGTGGAGCGAGTCGTACCCGCCAGGCATGTACTCCGGCGAGGTGTAGCGGGGAACGTCCTTGCGCACCAGCTCCGCGAGCGGATCCACGCATCGGCGGCGGCCAATGCCGATACCGAGAGCCTGCCGGACCGCGGTCCACTGCGACCGGCCGTCACCTTGTCCGGCGCCTGACAGGGTGATGGCGTAGGCGACGGCCAGGAGCAGGGCGCGGGCGTCGCCGTCGGCCCGGTCGTCGGCGTAGATCCGTCTGGCGAAGCTGGCGAACGCCTCCGGGCCATCATTCCCTCCGCCGCCCTTGCGTTTGCGTTTCGGCCCGGGCGGAGGCTGGTGGGCGTGGGCCAGATGCAGTGCGGCACCCATGATGGTTTCCTCCTGGTTTACGGTAGTTGATTATCTCTCAGATGCCGTCTTGATCGGTACCTGTTCGGCGGTAAAACCGCAGCTCACGGCTGGTGATACGGGTCACCGATGCTCGCTGCCGCCTGGGTTTCCTCGGCCTGGAGTTGGGTGGGCAGGGCGAGCCACCCGGCGACCCGCGTGTCCGTCCCGGGTAGCGGCCGTCCCCACAGGTCCCTGTTGTAGGCGGACTGGTCGACCGGGTTCTTGTAGGGCTGGTGTGCGCGCTTGTCGGCGTGGGTGGGGATGGCGTCGGGGTGGCAGCGGGGGCATTGGCGCACCCGCCCGTCGTCGCCTTCCTGCCAGCGTTGGGCGATGGGTTCGCCGTCGCACTGCCCGCACCATTCGGGGATGACCCGGGCTGGGGGCCGTTGTGCGGGCGCTGGGGCTCGTTCTGCGCGCCACTCGTCGGCGAGGTCGGGCAGGTCCCCGTTGGCGGCCACAGCACGCCACCACGCCCCGCCACGGGGCTGATGGACCGTGGTGGCCCACGCGATGAACGCCGGTTCCTCCTCGGCGGTCACGACGGCAGCGGCACGGACCACCCGCTGGGCAGTGGAGGTGGGCTTGTCCGGCGAAGCCGCGATCGTCTCTCTCTCCTCGCCGGCAACGGGAGCAGCGGCGGGCGGCTCAGGTGACGGCGGAGGAGAGAGAGATGGGTGGTTTCCAGATGGGAGGTTCACATAGGAGGTTCGGGGGTCTTCAAGTCCCCCCGTGCGGGACTGTGAGTCCCCCCGTGCGGGATTCACAGTCCCCCCGTGCCCGGTTTGCTCCTGCGTCTGACGCGGGGACTGCGAGTCCCCCCGCTCGACCTTCTTCGGCCGCGGAACGCCCAGGTCCTTGCGCCGCGCCCTGGAGGGAGCGAGAACGATGTCCGGCCGGTCCTTCGGAGTCAACGGCGTCAGGCCCCGCTTCCGGCGCTCCTCGTTCATTCGCTCCGGGTTGGGGAACCACGAGTACGGGATCAGCAGGTCGTACACCACGGGCCGCCGGTCCGCCCGGATGTACCGGGCTGCGCTCTGGTCGCCGCGAGCGATCAGCCTGCGCTTGATGAGCCGCTGGATCACTCGCTGCACGGTCTTCGGGTCGGCGAGGACGAGCGACGAGATGGTGTCGCGGGACGGGAAGGCGGTGCAGCCGTCCGCGGAGCCCGCGTGTTCGGCGAGGACGACCAGGACGAGCCGTTCCAGGCTGTCGGCTACGGTCGCGTCCTTCAGCGCCCACAGGATCGGGTCGAGGCTCACTCGGTCACCTCGAAGTTGGCAGCGGCCTGAGAGATCACCGCGACGGCATCGACCCCGGCGAAGTCGAACCACTCGCCCTGCGTTCGCAGACCGTGGAAACGCCGGTGAAGATGCGCCTCCAGGCCGACGCTGCCCGGGAAAGAGCACAGCACGCGTAGCTCGTATGGATAGCTGACCTGCATGCCCTTGAGTCGAGACCGCAAGTTCTTGGTAATCCCGATCTTTACGACGTTGCTGCGGCCGTCCCCGATGACGTAGACGATGCCGCTCTGGTCGGTCTCCAGCCTTGAGGGGGCTGCCGGTTGGGAAACCTCCGCAGTTTCCTCATGGCCCGGAAGATCGGTCACCGTGATCGCGGTGAAGAACTCCCCGCTCGCAGTCCGACTCCGCCCCCACCGTATGTACCCAGCCCGCTCCAGCTCGGCGAAGAGCGCCCGCATCGCCCGGCGGCCTTCGCCCAGCGTGTCCCCGCGGGCGGCGCGGGCTGCCCGGGACAGTATGTCTGCGCTGGCGAGGAAGTCCTCTGGGCGGCTCATGAGGTCGAGCAGCAGCCCGCGGGCCGCGTAGCTCAGCTTGTCGTCCAAGGCTGCCGCCTTGGCGATCGATGTTATGTCCTGAGGGCCGATCGGCCCCGCGATGCGGATCATGCTCAAGGGAGCGACTTTCTCTCGGGCCGGGCGGCCTACCGCCGCCCGGCCGCTGTCGTGTTCCGCCCCCGCCGCGGTGGGCGGGGCCTGGTGCGCGCGGCGGGTTACCGGGTGCAGGTGGCGAGGTCGGGCCCGGGCTGCCCCGTGTCGGGGAACTCGAACGGCGTGATCTCGTTCATCGTCTCCGCTCCGCTTCGTGTTCGTGGCGGGCCCGGGCCAGCTGCTCGCGGATCTCGCGGAGCGCTTCGACGTGCCGCTCAACCTGGGCGATCACGCTGTCGAGGTCGGTGGGGTCGAGGCCTTCCATGACCTCGTCCCCGCTGGTCTCGATGGTGACCGTCGGGGCCGTGTGCTCGGGCCCGGAGAACGGGCGGGAGGTGATGCGCGCGCGCAGGAGGACGTCGACGCCGCTGCCCCACACCGGGAGGCTCAAGGCGACGCTGCCCGACTCGTGGGTGATGTCCACCGGGTGGCCGCTGACCCGGTCCGCAGCGTGCTCGCCGGTGCACCACGACGGCTCAGGGACGGCGAGACTCCCGCCACCCCACAGGCTCAGAGCTAACGACCGGGCAGAGGTGGGCAGGGCAGGTTGCAGTACAGTCATGTTGGACCTTTCGTTGGGGTTCCTTGATCAGCGAGCTGGTACTCGCTGGTTGTCGCGGCCGGGGTGTTTCAGCACCTCGGCCGTTCGCATTGGCGGCTGGAAGCCTGGATCAACGCCTATGACCAGGACCGTACAGGGTTTCCTGATATGTTGCAATGCTCTCTCATGGCCCAAGACCGGACAGCAAGCGGCGGCACGAGCCGCCGCTTGCGTTAGGGTCGGCCCAACCTCACCGCCGCTGGAGGCTGCCATGTCCGCACAACGCACTGAGCACTCGGAAGCTCCGCTGTTCCCGATGCCGCCGAGGACGGAGGCCGCGTTGCGGATCGCCGTGCGGCGCCTCGACCCGGTCGAGGCCGTCAAGCTCGACCAGGAGTTCCGCGACGTGTGGCAGGAGGCTGTGCAGACAGACTCCACCGTGCCGATGCGCATGTTTCTGTACAAATGGGCCGTGTGGGTCGAGCTGCACCGCTACCCGGCCCGCTCCGCCGCCCTGCGCGAGCTGGAGCGCGCGTTCCAGGAGACCGAGACCCGCGAGGACATGCGGAGGGTCGGGCACGAGATCAGCGAGATGCTGAAGACCGCAGAGGCCGGGGTCGCCAGGTGAGCGATTGGACCTGGGAGTACGACCCCAACGCCAGCGAGGTCGTCGGCGGGTTATCGGCCGAGGCCGTGCAACGGGTCGAAGACCTTGCCGGCCGCCTGTGCGACGCCGCCAGCGCCCAGCACCTCGGCGAGCCGCCCATTGAGGACTCCGGCGTCTCCGGTGTGTACACGATCGCCGAGGACCCGCTGATGGTCTGGTATCTCGAACACAGACGGCACCGCGCCGTGTACATCATCAACGTGGCGGACCGCACCGCCAGCTGAACACGACGAAACAGCGCCCCACCCGGCTCGGGTGGGGCGCTGTTCCATTGCGTGCGGTCAGCCGTAGTAGTTGTCGGTGTAGGTGGGGTCGCCGTACTCGTCCTCGCAGCCCCGCTTCGTGATCGACGGTCAGAACTCGTACTCCAGCTCGTATCGGTTGCCCGCCTTCGCCATGACCGTCACCTCGATCACCAGGTCGCCGACGCTGTGGGTGATACGGAATGTGCGCAGGATCGGCAGCTTCATCGTCATCTGAAGCGCCTCGTACTGTTCCGGGGTCGGCAGGCGTGCCGACACCCGGTCGATACACCGCGCAGGTGGATAGCCCAGGTCGGCCAGCAGCCGCGGGGCTCCCCCACGAATCTTCTTGCGCTGCTCCAGGTCCGTGCCCCGAGCCAGGTCGAGAGGGTAGTAATTCTTCACCAGTTCACACGGCTCATCATTGAGCATGAGCACCTGAGTGCGCCGCAGCGCTTTAGCGTCGCCCGCAAGGCTCATGGCCTTGCGCACATCGGCAGGCGGCACTACTTCACTCACGTCGAGCAGGCTGCTGCTGCCCCGGTAGCCGCGCTTGCTGGCCTCGCCAATCCATCTATAGGGCTGGCCCGGATCGGCCGGATCCTTGTACTTCGCGGGCTGCATCGTCCTCTGCTTGTGGCCGATGACCATGATGCCGGTGCCCTTCTTGCTGTAGGCCAGGCCCTCCTTGGCAAGGTTCTGGGTGGCGCTGAAGATGGTCTGCGGGGCGGCGCCGAACATCTTCTTCAGCACCCGGGTGGAGGGCAGTGGGGTGTCGGGCTCGAAGTCGCCGGAGAGGATCCCCTCTCGCAAGTAGGAGCCAATGAGTTCGTGGCTGGCCCACGCTTCTCTATCGTCTGCCATGTCTCAGTCCACTTTCATGGAATAGTGCAGCCGCCTCTGCTTGGCGGGCATCGCCATCACGCTGGCTTCGATCGGCTGGCCGCTGGCGTCTGCGATGAGCCGGGTGAGCACCAGAACCCACTCGTCTGCGCTGAGGGTCAACTCCTCGCGCTCGTTTGCGCTGGGCGGGCGCGCCTCGATCTGCTCGTTGACGATTGCGGCCGCATAGCCCAGGTCGCCCAGGAGGCGGACGGCCCCGCCTCGGATTTTGCGGGGCATGGCGAGGTCGGTGCCCGCAGCGATGCGCTGCGGGTAGTACGAGTCGGTGAGCTCTACCGCCGCGTCATCGAGATACATGATGCGGCGGCGCACGACGGCTAGTTCTCCTGCGGATAGCTGCAGGGCGTCCTGCACGGCGGGTGGCGGGACGCGTTCTCCGACCTCGGCGAGCTTTTGTGTGCCCTTGCCTCCTAGGGCGGCGGCTTCGGTTCGCCAAGCGTCTCCGCGTCCTGCTTCGGTCGGCGAGATGTACGGAATCGAAGATCCGACCCAATCTGCGCTGGTCATACACCTCTCCCTGGCTGTGCAGCGTTTCCGGAGAACCTTACTTATATTCACAGTAAGCCTGTGCGGCGCGGGTGCATTCTGACGCGAGCATTGCAGGGTCTCAGGAAACCCTGTACAGTCCGGAGTGTTCGCGTCCCGCAACACGATTGGAGCCCCCGCCATGCTTCCCCCGAGCCCCGCCGTGCTGAGCGTCCGCCAGGTCGCCACGGCGTTGGGCGTCCACATCTCCACCGTGTACCGGTGGATCGAAGAGGGAGAGCTGGAAGCCGTCCGCTACGGCAAGCAGCGCCAGCAGGGCGCGAAGAAGCGTGGCGGGGCCATCCGAATCCCTGAGTCTGCGGTCGCCGAGCGCTTGCGCTACGGATCGGCCACTGAGCCCGAGAAAGAGCAGGTCGCGTGATGTCCACTGTCCTGTCCGCGCTTTTCGACGCGGATGCTGCCGCTGCGAGCGACCTGGCCGTCCAGCACCGGGCCCGCGCCACGGTCGCTGACGCGGATGCCGGATACCGCGCCGACCTAGTCACGGAGTACGTGGCGGCTCGCGGTGACTGGGAGCGTGAACTCGCCCTGCTGGCCGAGGCGGCGCGGTACGACCTGGCCCACCCCGGCGACGGCGTCCGCCTGACTGACGAGCTGCACGGCACGCAGATCGGCGCGGTGGCCTCATGACCTCCGCCCCGTTCTCTGTCCCGCCCGCCCTGGCCGCACCAGCTGCCCGCGCGGCTGCTGTGGTGTCGGCCCGCACCGGCGCGGTCCTGCCTCCGGTGGAGGTCCGGATCGTGTCCCGCACCGCCCTGGCCACGGCGGTGCTCCGCTCGGAGTCCGCGGTTGCGGGGCGGGGTTCGCGGTGGCGTCACGCCGCGGTGTGGCTGCGCACGTGGTCGGACGCCCGTACCGCTGCGGCCCGCACCGTGGTCGCCCCCGACGGGGTGCTGGTCCTGGTCCTGCGCTGGGCCGCCACAGACCCGCGTCTTGAGGACTACCTCGTGCACGAGCTGGTCCACTGCGTGCAGTTGTCCCGGCCCGAGCGTCGGGCGCAGCTCACCGCCGTCGTCCGGCACCACCTCGGCACCAGCCGCCTGACGGACGAAGAGCTCTACCGCGAGCACCTGCGGCTGCAGGCCGACGAAGGCCAGGCATACCGGGTGCAGCTGGCACACGCCGAGAGCGTGCACCCGGCGGAGGTGGCGGCGTGAACCTCCCCTGGATGTCCCGGTCTGATCGCCGCCGTTGGGTGGCCGCCCGCGCGGTGGCCGACCTGGGCTCGCTGATGGCCCTGTGGCTGGAGGGCGAGATCCGCTCGCAGCCGGGCTACCAGCCGCGGTGCGGCCCGGACGAGGAGACGGCCGGGCTGGTCCCGACGCTGGCCGCCGCGAACCGGGCGGGTTTCCTCACCACCTGTTCGCAGCCGGGCCACGGACCGAGGCCCGGGTTCGACGGGGCCACGTGGGCCCAGCGCGCCGCAGTGCAGGGACACGTCGCGGACCCGGCAGCGCTGTCCCGGCTGCTGCCCGCGGCCGGGCAGGCGGGCCTGCTGGTTTCGGTGCCCGGCCTGGTGCCCGGCCCCTGGGGGGACGGCGTCACCGTCACCACCCGCGACGACGGGCCGTACACCTCCTTCGGCGGGCACCTGACCCGCCGGGACCTGCGGGTGATGTGGCCGACCGTCGGCCGGGATGCGTTCGCCGCCGTGGAACGGGCGTGGCAGGTCACCTTGGTCGATCCCGAGTACGGCCGCGATGACGTGCTGTGGCCCGTCCTGGACACGCTCGCGGAGGTGACCCAGTGACCACCGCCCGCTGCCCCGCTGCGCACCGCGAGGACCCCACCCCGTGCGACGGCCCGGTCGTCGTGACCGTGCTGGACCGGCACAACGCAGGGGCGGACGGCTGCGAGCACCACGCCGCGCGACTCCTCGCCTCGTTGGGGCGCGGCCGGGTGTACGCCCTGCCCGACGCCCCCGCGGGCGCGGCGATCCGCGTGTTCAAAGCTGCGGCCGGCCTGTCGCCGTTCCCGTGGACCACCGAGCGGCCGCCCGACCCCACCCCCTAAAGCCGGGGTGCCCGGCCCACCCCCGTCCCCCACGGCGGCCAGGCACCCCACGGGCCGGGACGGACCCCACCGTCCCGGCCCACCCAAGACCACCGCGAGACCGAGCACGACGAGAGAGGACCACATGAACAGGCAGCAGCACATCGCGCAGCAGGCCGCCGGCGCGGTCGACGCAGTCATCGAGCAGATGGAGCACGGCCAGCCCAACCCGGCCGACGTCGCGGTCATGCGCACCAACCTCCACGCGGCCCTGGATGCCGGGATCCATCCGGCGGAGGTCAACGCCCTCCGCCGCACCACACCCGCCTGACCGCCCAACCCCAGCCCAAGCCCCGGTTCCGCAGAACCCGTGCGGCACGCCTCAGACGCAGACCGCGGGCACGAGCCGGAACCCCGGCCCACAAGAACGGGGCGCCCCCACCGCCGGACAGCACCAGGGACGCCCCATCAGCCCCCGAAAGGACCACCCGAAATGGTACGCGCAGACGACCCCAAGCCGCCGGAGCTGCCGAAGCGCCGCCCCGAAGAGGGTCAGAACCGGCCCCGCGCCATCACGAAGAAGCCCACACCGACCCCGCCTCGCACCGAAGCCGCGCGCACCATGCAGCGCCTGCTCGGCATCTGACCGTTGCCCGCGCGCGCACCGGCCCCCCGCCGGTGCGCCAAGGGGAACAGCCAGCCAACACAACCCCCGGAAGGACCCCGCCGTGACCGCCGACCCGCTGCTCGGACAGTGGACCAGCGTGCGAAACCTCCTCGCCACGCCCATGCCCGCGCCCCGGGCCGAACCCGCGCACAGCGAACCCGAGGCACCAGCCGGACCGCCGACTACCCACCAAGCGGCGCCCGCACCCCGGGCGTTCGCCGACCGTGCCCGCGCCGCCGGGCACTGGACCCGCGACACCGGACTCGGCATCACCGGGTTCGTCCTCGTCCTCATCGTCGCCCTGGCCGGGTGGACCGCCTCGTTCATCGGCCTCCACGCGTTCGGCATGGACCACATGGGCCTGGATCAGGACACCGCGTGGCTCGTGCCCATCACGTTCGACGGTGCAGCGGCGGGCCTGTCCCTGGTGGTCTTCCGCGCTTCCATCAACGGCCGCGGCGCCACCACCTGGCGGCTCCTCATCGTCACCTTCACCGCCCTGTCGGCGTGGATCAACTGGGCGCACATCAGCGACCCCACCGGCCGGTGGATCGCCTCCTACATGCCCCCCGCCGCCGTGATCCTGTTCGAGGGGTTGATGTCCGAGGCCCGCGCCGCAGCGTCCCGCCGCCTCGGCACCGAACGCCCACGGTTGCACCCCCTCCGCTGGGCCATCGACCGCGCCGGAACCTGGGCCATCTACCGCGCCTACGTGTTGGGCATCGAACTGCCCGAGCACCTGCAGGCCACCGTTGGCGAGAGCGCCCGTGAGAGCACGGGCGAGACCCCGCCTGAGAGTGAGAGCGCTCGCGTGCCGCTCTCGCCGCCTGCCGCTCGTGAGAGCGCCGGTGAGAGCGCCGGTGAGAGTGGGAGCGAGACCCCGCCTGAGAGTTCCAGTGAGAGTGAGAGCACTCCCACCCGCAAGCCGCGTGAGAGCAACTCCCGGCGCCGCCGCACCGGCAAGCGTGAGAGCGGAAAGGTCGCCGCGCTCGGCGGCATCGACCGCGAGATCGAGCAGCTCGTCGCGCTCATGCGCAAGGGGTGCGACGCCGAGGCGGCATCCCTGAAGGACGCGAAGCGCATCACTCGCAAGGCAGATGCGACCGCTGCTCGACGACTTGCAGTTGCCCGCGCTCAGTACCGGCGCGAGACCGCCACCAAGACTGCTGAGACCGGGAGCTGAGCGCTATGACCGCCACCGCTGAGCAGACGCTGAAACTGGTCAAGGTCCGCGAGGGTTCCGGCCGTGAGGTGTTCGACCTCCCGACCAACAAGCAGCCCGCACCGGCCGCCAAGCAGGCCGCACGCAGGCGTCGCCACATCCGGGGCATCCGCGCCGTGCTGACCCACGACCGGACCCGCGTCACCGGCCGCCTGATGGTCCGCCACAGCATGTACGTGGCCGGCGGCACCCGTATCGTCACCCGCCGCGCGTGGGACTCGCGGACCCCGGCCCGCTACGAGCGGATGATGCGCGCCGCCGAGGCCGCAGGCCAGCTTGAGCAGGTCAGGGAGTGGGAGGAGCTCGGGCAGCGGTTTCGTGCGGCCCGCCACTCCCGGCGCATGGACCTGATCAAGGCTCCACTGCAGGTCGCGAAGGGCGTTGCGGTCAGTGCCGGGCTCGGCGCCGGCGGGCTCCTCGCCCTGGGCATCGCGCTGGCCATCGCCAACGAGGACCCCTCATGGATCCTGGCGCCCACCGCTGCTGTTATCGACTTCATTCGCACGGCGTGCGTCATCGTCGCCGTGGTGTGGGGCCCGCTGATGGCAGTCGGCCCGTGGGCCGCGCTCCTCGCTCTGTGGGCCGTCGGACGTCACCAGCAGGCCGCCCCCCAGTGGGCGCTGCCCGTCCATCAGCGCAGTGGTAGCGGAGACCCCATCACCCCGTCGATCGTGGTCACCGCCCTGCGTGACCTGGGGATTTCCGCTCTGAAGAAGGCGATCCTGGAGATGGGTGACGCCGGGGCGTCCATGCTCGGCCCCATCAAGATTGCCGGATGCGGTGTCGAGGTCGATGTAACCCTGCCGTCCGGGTCATCCACCGAGGAGGTGATGAACCGGCGGCGGAAGCTGGCGGAGAACCTGGGCCGGCACGAGCACGAGGTTTTCCCCACCGTCGCCCCGGCCGCGCGCACGGTCCGCTTGTGGATTGCCGACTCCGGCGCGCTAGACGAGCCGATCGGCCCGTCCCCGCTGGTGCTCGACCCCGACATGACCGCCGACTACGCCAAGGGCCGGGCCCCGTGGGGCCAGGACCTGCGAGGCGACCTCGCCACGATCAGCCTGTATCAGCGGCATCTGCTGATCACCGGCTTGTCAAATCAGGGCAAAACGGCGGCGTTGCGTGCGCTCGCCCTGTGGCTGGCCTTCGACCTCAGTGTCGAGTTCTGGGTGGGCGACCTCAAGGGCCACGGCGACTGGCACATGTTCTTCGGCCTGGCCAGAGTCCTGATCGAAGGCCCGACCGATGAGCACGTCATCGAGGTCACGGAGATGCTCGAACGAGGCGTGGCGGAGATGGAGCGCCGCCTGATGGCCCCGGCGGGCACCAAGTGGAACCCGCTGATCCTGCTCGTGGACGAGGCGCAGGTCGCGTTCATGTGCCCGGCAAAAACGGAGTACGTCACCGACGACGGCAAGGTCAAGGACGGCGCGCCTTACGGCGGGAGCAAGTCCACGAGCAGGTACTTCATGGCCGCCCGGAAGATCCACAACCAGGGCCGGGCCGTCGATGTCCTGCTGTGGCAGGGCACGCAGGACCCCACCGACCAGAACCTGCCCAAGATGGTGCGCGAAGGCGCCCACATCCGTGGCGCGCTGGTGCTCGGCAGCGAGTCGCAGGCCGAGATGGCGCTCGGCGCCAAGGCTGTTGACGGCGGCGCAGCCCCGCACAAGCTGCGGCAGGGCCTCGACAAGGGAACGCTTGTTGTCGCAGGCGACGGCGTCGATCTGCCCCCCGGCCAGGCGTCGATCACGATCCGCACGCACTTTATCGGCACCGATGAAGCCCACGAGCCGGCCGACCGGGCCAAGGCGCTGCGGAACCGCGTCGCCACACTCCACAAGCTGGAGGCCGTCGAACCGGTCGACCACCTCGCCGACGTCGCCGCTGTCCTCGGCAGCGCGCCCCGCATCCGCACCCAGGAGGTCCTGCAGCAGCTCGCCGAGCGCAACCCGGCCGTGTACCGCGAGTGGACGTTCTCCAACCTGAAGTCGCTTCTCGCGGACGTCGGCGCCGAGCCCTACAAGTCCGACGGGCAGATGGTCGTCAGCCGCGATCGGGTGCTGCGCGCCCTCGATATTCGCGACTCAGACGAGCAGGGAGGCGTCAGGGAGGCAGGGAGTTCTCCCTAACCACTTCCCTGAACCCCTATACGGCTACTGACCAGCGGAAACGCCCCTGCCAGGGAGGCAGGGAGGCGCCCCGCGAGCCAGTCCAGACCCCTGAAAACCCCGTCTACAGCCCCGTTTGGAGACCGTCATGGACGTGCCCCGTACCTACACCCCGAAGGAGCGTCGGCAGCGCGTCGCGCTGCTCGCGCGCGGCATGAAGCAGGCCACGGCCGACGCCGTGGACCCGCGTTTGGATGCGCGCCTGGAGCGGATCCAGGACCGGGCCGCGGACCGCTGGGCCCGCGACGCGGATGCCGCGGACCGCCTGGCCGAGCAGGCGAGGAACGAACTCGCCCGCGCGAAGGCCACCGAACGCGCTGCTGCACGCAAGGACCGGGCCGCCGCCCGCCAGGGCCGCAAGCAGGCCGAGGACCATGCCCGCCGCACCGAACGCGCCGCCCGCCTCTACAACTAGCCACCCGACAGGACAGCACTCATGCTCATTCGCCCCGTCGCCGCCGCCGTGCTCGCTGCTAGTGCCCTGCTGGCGGTCGGCGCCTGCACCCCCTACGCGCCTGGCCCCGCCGGCCGAGTCACCGACAAGCGCCAGGCTTGGCAGCCCGCTACCAAGACCTTCCGGCGGTCCCTGACGGTCCGCACTCCGGACGGCCGCACCGTCAGATTCCGGGTCGGCGGCGCCGACTACCGGGACTGCTACCGGGCTCGTCGTACCCCACCTGCACCACCCGCTGACCACCCCATAAGCCGGGGCCCGCCCCTACGCCTGCAAGCCACGGGCGGGCCCCACCCGATCACCACCCCGAAGGAGGGATCACCGATGAGCGTATCCAGCAGTCCGAGGTCTGACGCCGCCCCGCCGCGCGAGCGCACCGACCCGCGCATGCCGATCCGTAAGCCCGCCACCCGCCCACGCCCCGAAGCCGCGCGCACCATGCGCGCAGTCCTCGGCATCTGACCCGAAAGGAGACCGCCGTGAAGTTTCCCAAGCCGACCGGCGTCGCCACCTGGTTCGGCGGCTACCGGCGGATCACCTGCCCCCGATGCCCAACCCCCGGAAGGGCCAACACCGTGAGCGAACCCCCTTGCAGCAAGACCGCGGTCGTTGAGCCCGCCGCAGGACAGTGCCGTGGCACGCGTGTCCGGATGTTCTGGCCTGCGCTGGCGCTGGTCGCGATGGTCACCGCGTTCGGCTTCGTGCGGCTCGCCGCAGCGATGGCCGCCGTCCTCACCGCCATGCACCTCCTCGACCGGCTCCAGGCCGCCGCCCGCCAGAGCAAGAACACCCGCTGACGGCTGCCTGTCCTGCCGGTCCCGTACCGGTGGGGCGGGGAGCCGGATCAGTCCGGACACCACCATCCCAGTCAGGACACGCCATGCCCGACCGCACGCCCATGCCCCGCCCCGACCCGACCCCCATCACCCCGGCCGCCGTGGTGCAGCCCGCGCACCACCGCCCGCCCGCAATCGAGTACCACGGCGGCGTGCCCTACCACGTGAGCCAGTTCCCGGCTCAGCAGCAGATCGTCGTACAGATGCCGCGCGAGGAGTCCTACCCGCCGTGGCTCCGGCAGCTCATCGTCATCGTGGTGCTGATCCTCGCCGTCGTCGCTGTGTGCGTCGGGGCGATCTGCGCCGTCGTCATCATCGCCGGGGGCACCATCATGGGCATCATCGGCGCCGTCGGCGCCAACGCCACCACCATCGGGGTCACCCTCATCGGCGTCATCGTCGCCGCCGGGTGGGCCGCCGCGAAGGTCCGCGCACTCACCGGGCAGAGCGACAAAGCCACGCCCGCGAAGGCGGCGCGCAGCAAGTGACCCTCGCCACGGTGTTGTTCGACGCTGACGGGCCGCTCTGCGACCTGTTCGCCGGGTATCCCGCCGCCGGGCTCGCCGCTGATCTGCGGGCCGCGCTCGGCGACGACCTGCCCGCGGGTCTCGCGCACTGCCAGGATCCGCACCGGATCATGCGCGCTGTCCCCCGGGCCGACGTCGAGGCCCTGGTCACCAAAGGGGAACTGGTGGCGGCCGAGACGGCCACGCTCACCCCGGGTGTCCGGGGCCTGCTCGACAGCTTGGTGGCCCGCGGCGCCCTGCTCGCGGTGGTCGCCAACAACCACGCCGGGGCCATCCGCAGGGTCTTGGACCTGCACGGCGTCACCGCGTTCGGTCGGCACGTCTACGGGCGCACCGACCTGCGGCTCATGAAAGATCACCCGCACATCGTGCTCCGCGCCATCGTCGGACTCGGCACCGAACCCGCCCACACGCTCCTGGTCGGCGACTCACCGGCCGACGCCCACGCCGCACGCCGCGCCGGCGTCCGCTTCGTCGGCTACAACGCCCGGCCCGGGGCGGCCGCGCAACTCCGGGCAGCCGGGGCGACACGCACCATCAACCGCATGAGCGGGCTGCTGCAGGAGATAGACGGAGAGAGGATGATGACGGCATGAGCGAGCCCCGCGACCTCCCCGCCGAGATGGACGCGGCCGCCGCCGCCGCCTTCCGCCGGCTCGGCGCTGCCACCCGCAACGCCAGGGCGCGACTCGACAAAGCCGCCATCGAAGAGCACCCCGAACTCGCCGACCTCGGCCGCGAGTTCGACAACCTGTACCGGGACGGATTCGAGTGAGCCTGGACCTGGCGGCGTTCCTCCGCGCCCGCCTCGACGAAGACGAGCAGACTGCGCGGGCCGCGAGCGAGTACGCCTCGGAGACGTGGCGTGTCGACCCCGATGGCGAAACCCTCCTGCTCTGGGACCCGATGCCCGAGACGCCCGGGATGGGCCACACCATCAGTCGCCGGATCACCCCCCACATCGCCCGGCATGATCCGGCCCGGGTTCTCGCCGAGGTGGTCGCCAAGCGCCAGGTAGCCAAGCTGCACTTCCGGCGGCGTGCCCACGGCTGGGACGAGCCCGGGGTGATCGGCTTCGAGTGCGCCCAGTGCTGCGACCGCTACCCCTGTCAGACGCTCCGCCTGCACGCGCTGCCGTTCTCCGGCCACGCCGACTACCGGCCCGAGTGGGCGCCGGACGCTTGAGCGGATCCCCCTACACCCGGCCCGGCTCCCGCACAGGCCGCTCGGCCCGCCGCTGCGCCCGCGCCATCCACCTGGGCTCACTCCCACGCCCCATCAGCCGCACCGGCCGGCCCAACGGCGACAGGCCCGCCACACTGCGCAGCAGCAGAGCCAACTCCGCGCGAACCTCCGCCTCGGAGTCGCCCAGCACCGTGAACGTCGTCGCCATGGCGTCCAGTGTGACCGGATGCGCCCGGCTGTGGCACAGGAACCCGCGCAGTCCCGCCACCGCGTGCGACCCTTGGCCGCCACGCCCTTCGAATGCCGCGCTATACGGCCGATTCGCCTAGCTTTCCGCGGCGCAGGTACACAATGGGCACAGCACCCGCACCGCCGCACCGCCGCACTACCGAGGAGCCCGCCGTGAACCACCCCATCCTCATCGAAACATCCGACGGAACATACGAGTGGCCCCGCTGCGTCGCCTGCCAAAGCGGCCTATGGGAAGACGAAACCGGGCGCCGGGCCTGCCGCCCCTGCGAAGATCGAACCGGCGAACGCCTCGCCGAACTCCCCGCCCTCTTCGCCCAGATCAACACCACCGCCGCACTCATCCGAGGCCCCAGGCGCGGCACCGGAATGCCCACCGGATCCCGCGTCCCCCCAATCCCCGCCAACGCCGAAGTCCTCTCCCTCGCCGCCGTCGGCGGTGTCGCCACCCGACTGCGGGACATCGAGGACGCATGGCGGAAGATCCTCGGCCGCACCGTGGCGACATGGGCCGGAGCGCCCGCGCAGGCCGTGCCGAAGCACGTCGACTTCCTGCGGATCAACCTCCAGTGGGCATGCGAACGCTACGAGGAAGTCGGGCAGGACATGGAAGAGATCCGGCGCATCCACGCCGAATGCACCGCCGCCCTGTCACCAGACCCACGCCCAGGCCGGGTCCGGATCGGGCTCTGCCCGGTCGTCTCCGACTCCGGGCCGTGCGGGGCACAGCTCACCGCCTCCACCACCAACCACAAGGTGCGCTGCCCCAGCTGCGGCACGCGGTGGGACGACATAGCCGCATGGCGCGAACTGAGGCACGCACAGGAGGCTGTGGCCGCATACAGAGAGGGAGTCGCGGCCTGACCAGCGCGCCCCGCTTGTGTCAAGAGCTAACGGACTGTAATCTCCAAAATCAAGAGTGCTACACGCGTCCCAAGACCCCCCGTGACCCCCACCGTGACTATCCCGGTGGGGTCTTCGCGTACCCGGGGAGGTGCTCGTGGCATCCTTCCCCAATCCCGACGGATTCGACGTCTACGCCGCCCAGATCGAGCGCGGCGACGAGATCGGCGACCTATGGGAAGCCGCCCGCACAGCAGGCGTGAAGCCCGGAACGATCCGCGTCTGGATGACCCGGGGCAAGATCGAGCCCGTGCTGCGGGGCGAAGCAGGCGACCTCTTTCATCTCCCCACGATTCGAGCCGCTGCCGAAGCGGGCCGCAAGAACAGCCCCGCAGACCCGGCGGCCAATGCTCGCGGGCGTCACGTCCGCCGATCGGCCGCCTGACCCCCGGACTGCCCCGCCGGCTCGTCACCGGCAGGGGCCGCGCCCGCCCGCCCTGCGGGGTGCGGGACGAAGGGCGGCCGGGCCTGCCGCCCCGCCAAGTGGGAGTGCGCAAGGCGGCAGGCCCACACCGGCTCGCCTGCAGCGTCGGAGCGCAGGCGACGGGAAGCCCCGGCCGCCCCCACGCCCCAGGGCTTCCCACCCCTCTCCCGCTGCCCGGCCCGGGGGCGAAGCCGAACCGGGCAGCGGGCACCAACCGCCACAGACACGCCGGGAGGTGCCCCGTGCCCCTCCCCGTCAGCGTCGACACCGTCACCGTCACCGGCCAGTACACGCACCCCGACGGCACCGGCATGCGCGGCGCGGTCACCCTCATCCCGCGCCCCACCACGGTCGTGGACGCCGATACCGGGCTCGCCGTCCAAGGCCCCGCCCGCGAACCCTTCGACGACGACGGCAACTTCACCCTCACCGTCGTCGCCACCGACAGCACGGGAATCAACCCGACCGACTTCACCTACGAAGTCCGGCTCAGCTTCTACGACGCTGTCGTTGGCGACGCCTTCGACATCGCCCTGCCCAAGGCCGCGCCCGAGGTGTCCCTCCCCGCCATCACGCCCGTGACCCCGGCCGACGGCGACTACATCGTCATCACCGGCCCCGCCGGACCGGCCGGACCCCAAGGCCCCGCCGGGCCGCCAGGCGCAGCAGGCGGCACCTACCTCCACACCCAAACCACTCCCGCCGCCACATGGCAGATCACCCACGCCTTGGGCCGCACACCCAACCTGTCCCTGATCGACACCGGCGGGCGGGTCGTGTACGCGGACATCGTCCACAACTCGGCGCTCCTGGCCGTCGTCAGCTTCCCGTCCCCGGTCGCCGGCACGGCGATGTGCTCCTAGGAGGATCGCGTGGCCGTACCCCTGCTCACCGGCGCGGATCTGAACAATCAGCGGGCCGTCAACCTCGCCGATCCCTCAGCCGCTACCGATGCGGTCACCAAGCAGTACGTGGATTCGAAGGTCGCTGGCCTGACGTGGAAGCAGCCCGTCCGTGCGGCCACCACCACCAACGGGACGCTCGCCACGTCGTTCGAGAACGGCGACGTGATCGACGGGGTCGCCCTCGCCACGAACGACCGGATCCTGATCAAGGACCAGACGACGCAGTCCGAGAACGGGATCTACGTCGTCGCCGTCTCGGGTGCCCCCGCGCGGGCGACGGACGCGGACTCCAGCGCCGAGCTCGACTCCGCCGCCGTCCTCGTCCAAGCGGGCACCGTCAACGCCGACAACGCGTTCACGCAGACCACCAACACCCCCACGATCGACACCAGCAGCATCGTGTGGGCGCAGTTCGGCGGCGCCAACCTCCCCGTCGCCGGGGCAGGACTCGCCCGCACCGGCAACACGTTGGATGTCGGCGCCGGCAGCGGCATCACCGTCGAAGCCGACGCCGTCAGCATCGACACCTCCGTCACCGCCCGGCACGTCGCCGCATCCATCGGCAACGGCAGCGCAACCAGCATCGCGGTCACCCACAACTTCGGCACCAAAGACGTGTCCGTCACGGTGCGCCGCAACTCCGACGACACCATGGTGCTCACCGACTGGACCGCCACCGACACCAACACCGTCACCGTGACCTTCGCCGTCGCCCCGACGGCAAGCGAGTTCCGGGTCGTGGTGATCGGCTGATGGACCTCCTCAACGAACTGGTCATCGACGGCGACGACCTCACCGTCAAAAGAGCCGACGGGACCGGCGCCTACCGCCTACGCGTCACCGGCGGCGGCCTCGACCTCGAAATCGGCGGCCTCGACGTCATCGTGTCCTGCTGGTCCGGCGCCGACTTCACCGGCACCCAGACCCCCGTCATGCGCTGGGAAGCAGCAGGGCCCCACCTGATCGGCCGCACACGGATCGGCACCTCGCCCTACGACGCGGTGTTCGACCTCGACCCGGCCACGGCCGCGGCCACTTTCAACGGCGACCTCACCGTCACCGGCAACCTCAACGGCGCCCCGGTATCCACGCTGGCCACCACCACCGACCGCGACAACCTCCTCGCACTGCTGTGGATGGGGGTCGGCTGACATGGCCTACACCCCCGCGCGGCTGTACCAAGGCCAGGCCCCGGCCACCGAGACCACCCTGTACACCGCAGGCGGCGGCACGATCCTCAAGGAGATCGTCGCGGTCAACACCACCGGGGGGAGCGTCGCCCTGTCGCTGAGCCTCGTCCCCAGCGGAGGCACGGCAGGCGCCGCCAACCGTCTCTTCTACCAACTCGCCCTCAGCGCCGGGCAGACCAGCGTCATCGATCTGTCCCAGGTCATGGCTACTGGTGATTTCCTGTCCGCGCTCGCGGCATCCGCGTCCGCGGTCACGCTCACGATCTCGGGGGTGACCCTGTAATGGGCGGGATCTCCAGTATCGGCGGGTACACCAGCACCGTGCAGATCGCGCCGCCCCGCCCGGCGCCCACACGCACCACGGGCGGCCGGGTCCTGTACGTGGAGAACTTCAGCAGCGTTCAGCCGGGCCTGTGGAATGACGGCGTGGGCTGGGCCGGCCGGGACTGCGACATCATGCTCGGCGGCCGGCCCACGCTGCGCCTGGACACCGGTGGGCAGACCAACAGCTCCGCCACCAATCCCGGCCGCACGGCGATTACAGCCGGTGTGGTCGTCAAGCGGCGTATCCACGACGGCTACCGGCACCGGTACGGTCTTGAGGCCTGGGTGCGTATGACCTCGCTGAACTTGACGTCGAACGCGCTGCTTTCGATGTCGATCTACAACCGGAACGGGGCATCCGCGCACCACGGCCGGGTGTGGCTGGACCCCAACGGCAACAACCAGCCCCTGGTCGCCAGAATTTTGGACGGCGCCGCTACGAACACCGCGAGCGGCACCACCGCGTCAGGGGCCGCCACCTACACCGCGGTCAGCACCAGCGTGGTCCAAAACGGGGCCGGCAGCCACACCTACGACGTCCCGTCCGGCCGCCTCGACCGGGCCGGCGGCTGGCACTGGGTCAAACTGATCGTGGACTTCGTGACGGGGAGATACATCAGCATTCAGCTCGACGGCGAAAGCGCCGTAGATCTCTCCGGCTACTCCCTGGACGTCACCGACTCGACCGCGTTCGCCGGGATGCACCACTCATTCGAGTTCTCCGCGTCCACCAGCACCCGCCGGTTCGTGAACATCGCGAACATGATCGGCACGATCGAGGACTGAGCTATGGCGATCAAAATGACGGTGCCGATGTGGACGCTGCCGTCGGAGAACGAACAGTCCGTGGGCGCCCGCGCAGCCACCAACACGCAGACCACCCAGTCCCGCGAATACCCCGAGCTGGGAGCCTTCGCCAAAGCCATCTTCGTCTTGGACGTCTCGGCCGTCTCCGGCACCACGCCAACCCTGGACGTGACGATCCAGGGATTCAACGAAGCGTCCGGCAAGTGGCACACGGTGGTCACTTTTCCGCAGCAGACCGCGACATCGGCGGCAAGCCCCCTCGCGGCGAGTTCGGCGCTCGTGCAGGCCGCGAATCTGGACTTCACCCGCTACCGGTCCCAGTGGGTGGTGGGGGGAACAGCAACCCCCACCTTCACCTTCACACTCGTCGCCATCGTGCATTCCGAGGAGCCCGCCCCGTGACCAGCACAACCACCGACAGTCCGCTTGTCGACCACGCCCGCCGCAAACTCGCCCTCATCGGCGAGGACGAATGGCTCACGAATGGCCTGTGCAAGGTAATCTCCGCCTTCGCGGCAATGGGCCACAGCGGATTCTCCGCCGAGCACTCCACGGCTGTCCTGGAGAAGCTGCTGCGCTTCCAATCCCTCAGCCCGCTCACCGACGACCCCGCCGAGTGGATCGACCGGTCGGAGATCAGCGGCACCCCGCTCTGGCAGAACACCCGCGACCCGCGCGCCATGTCCGCTGATGGCGGCAAGACCTACACCCTCGTCGACGAAGAGCCGCAGGACAGCGACAGCGGACAGCCCGTCCACACCAGCCAGCACAAGGCGGCGTGAGGCATGGCCCGCTACACGATCAACTACCTCACCGGCGACACCGAGACCGTCGAAGCCGACGGCGTGGAGTACGACGCCGACCGCCACTACACCTTCACCCGCAACGGTAAGCAGGTCGTCGCCCTCACGCCCGTCGCCCACGTCCGCAGCATCGTGTGCCAGGACGACCCCAAGGACACCATCACCTACCCGCACCAAGACGGCGACATCACCGTCCTCGGCCCCGAAGTGTTCGCCTCCGCCGACGGCGAAGCCATCTCCTGGAAGGGCGCCCACTACACCCGCCGCCCCTACCCGACGCTCGGCAAAGTGACCGGCTGATGGCCCGCCTGCAGATCCTCGAACTCCCCGAAGGCGCCGCAGATGAACGCGCCCCGTTCATCCTCGTCATCGACCAGGTCGACGAGGAGACAGCGGCCGACATCGCCCGCTGGCCCGACAACAGCGCTACGCGGACCGGCGCCCGCCACGTCCTCTGCTTCAGCGAAACCATCGACATCCCCGCCAACCAGGTGCCGCTCGGCCCCGACGGCTACCCCATCCGCCTGCGCGTCGAAGGCGACTTCGAGCAGTTCCGCGAGCAGGTGCAGGACGAGATCCTCGCCGCCCAAGCGAAGGTCACGCAGACGCTCAAGGGAGCGGGCCAGACCCAAGGTCGGCAGGCCATCCCCCAGGATGCGTACCGGCGCGCCAAGCGGAAGAGCGAACTTCAGCAGGCCCTCGGCATGGGCCCACGGAGCGACTGGGGCGACATCCGCAACGCCGCCGACGGGATACGCAAGGAACGCGACGCGCAGGCCGCCACGATCGCCCGAGTACGTGCCGAGTCGGCCCGCATCCGTGGCGTCACGCGCACATGGGAGCCGGTCGCCGACCTCATCGACGCCGCGCTCGATGGGGCAGCGCTGAACGAAGTTGGCGAGCCATGATCGGAGGCGCCACCCATGAAGGAGCCGTTCGGTAGCGCCCTGGCCTTCGCCCTCGGCGTCACCCTCGCCGCTGTTGGTGTGCTCGCGGTAGCGCGGCTGTTCGGCGTCGCCTGATCAGTCGCGCCCGCGCCACGGCCTACCGTCACCACCAGGTCGCAGCGTCACGTCAGGCGCCGGTCCGGTCCGCCGGGCCCGAGCCGTCGCAGCCACAGCACCCACCATCAGGCACACAGCAGGCAGCAGCGGCCACCACACCCGGCCGATCACCGCCACGAACACCAGCACCACACCCACAGCGAACACACCAACAGCCCCATCCGACCTACCCATGACTCCCCCTCGGTTGAGTGCGCACACGGTACAGCGGAGGTGACGCGGTGCCCAGACGCACCAGCTGGCGCGTGTGCTCTACACCAGGCTGCCCCGAGTACACCCAAGGCAGCGGCCGCTGCGACGGATGCAAGCAACAGGCAGAGCAGCGACGCGGCACCGCGCGACAGCGCGGCTACGGGCGTGAGCACGAGCATCGGTTCAGGCCAGCCGTCCTCGCCCGCGATCCCGTGTGCGTCCTGTGCCAGTCGGCACCGAGCCGGCACGCCGACCACCACCCGCTCAGCAGACGCGACCTGGTCGAGCGCGATCTCGACCCCAACGACCCGCAGCACGGACGCGGACTCTGCGGTCCATGCCATAGCCGAGAGACCGCCAACAGCCCTGACCAACAAGGCGGTTGGAACCGCAGATAGCCGCTGACGTGGGACAATAGAGCAAGGACCCCGGCGAGTGCGCTAACACTCCCGGGGCGTGGAACGACCCTGAGACGACAGGACCGACATGGGAAAGCGTATATGCGCGCTGCCCGGATGCGAACGCATCCACTACGGCAGGGGCTACTGCAAGCTGCACCACCGACGGCTCGTGAACCACGGCAGCGCAGAGTGGACGCCGCCAAGACAGCCCGAGCACTGCGAGGTAGTTGACTGCGAGCGCCCGTCGTGGGCACGGAACATGTGCTCGCCCCACTACATCAAGTGGCGGAAGTACGGCGACCCGCTCGAAGACCGAACAGTCAAGCGGCGAGCCTGCGATATTGACGCGTGCGGTCGTCCCGTGCATGGGCATGGGTGGTGCGTCAGGCACTACAGGCTGTGGCGGGTCTACGGTGGTCCGCACTGGCAGCCCACACGTCACACTGAGTGCGTCGTAGATGGGTGCGTCAAGCAGCCCCGCTCGGCGCTCGCCGCGCTGTGCGAGGCCCACTACATGCGGCTGCGACGCAACGGGACCCTGGACGCCGGACAGTGCAGCGTCTGCCAGGAACCGCTTCCGCTGGGATCGATGATCAATCGGCAGTTCTGCGAGTCGTGCTACCTCGACAGGCGACGCGCACGGAGCCGAGACCAAGAGCACCGCCGCCGCGTGGCCATGCTGTCTGGCGACAGCGAGCACATCGACTCGCTGGAGATCTATGAACGAGACGGCTGGAAGTGCGGCCTCTGCCACCGCAAGGTCAACCCGAAGCTGTCATGGCCTCACCCGAATAGCGCCAGCCTGGATCACATCATCCCGCTGGCCAAGGGCGGGCACCACGTGCGCACCAACGTGCACCTCGCCCACCTGACCTGCAACCTCAGCAAGCAGCACCGAGGTGGAGGCGAACAGCTCCTCCTCATCGGCTGAACCCGTAAGCGCCAGCCAGACGGCACAGCACCAGCCCGGAGGGTGGCACGCATGAGTGGATGGGACGAGAACGCGGGCACTGAGGTGCGGCCGGTCGGCGACGTGATCGACGGACTCGGCGTGCGTGCCACGATCGAGCCGGGCGAACTGGTGGCCGGCGCCATGGTGCTGCTCAAGGTGGTACAGGAGGACGGCGACACCAGGCTGAGCCTGGCCTACTCCGACGGCCTGGGCTGGATCGAACGGGCCGGCATGCTGAGGGTCGCCGAGCAGGTCGAGGTGCGTTCCATGGCCGACGGCTGACCGCCGGTCCGCCCTGCCCAGGCTGGTCACCCTGGGTGAGCGGGGGGTGGGGAGTGACCCCCAATGCGGCCTAGCCGCAGGACCGCCGGGGAGGTGGCTCCCAAGTCGGCCGGGTTCAGAGCCTTGATGATCATGCTCCGTCGTCACGCAAGGTGACGGCGCTTTTGCCGCGCAACGCGGCTTGTTGGAGTGATCGAGATGCCGAAGGGTGGAGCACGCACCAGGAGCGGGCCGGCACCGGATCCGAGCGCGCTGCGACGCGAGCGGGACGCCGGCGAGTGGACGATCCTGCCCGCTGAAGGCCGTGAAGGCGCAATGCCCAACTGGCCGTTCGAGGAGCAGAGCGTTCGTGAGGCGGCGCTGTGGGATCGCTTGTGGCGGATGCCGCAGGCTTTGATGTGGGAGCGCTACGGCCAGGATGTGGAAGTGGCGCTGTATGTCCGTCGGCTCGCCGAAGCGGAGAAGCCGGACTCGGCGGTGGTGCTGTCGACGCTGGTCCGACAACTGGCCGATTCCCTCGGCCTTTCCACGCCGGGGATGCGCGCCAACCGGTGGCGTATCGACCGGCCGAGCAGCGAGGCCGAGCAACTGTCTGCCGCCCCGGCGCCGAACGCGCCGAACTCGGCGCGTGCCCGGCTGCGGGCCGTATCTGGGGGTGCGTGATGGCCGAGCTTCGGCACGTGGTCCTGGCGAAGCCCGGTGACATTTTGCTGATCGGGAACGTCGGAAACAGCTGTGAACTGGATGCGGAGGACATGCAGCGGATCGGCCAGGTCATCCGGGATCAGTTCGGGATCGAAGTCGTCTGCTTCGAGGCGGACATCGATATGAGCGTGGCGTTCGGTGGTAGCGGCTGACGACGGGACATGGGCGCTCGACTTCCCGACGCTGTTCGTTGTCCCGGACTGGATCACGCGGCACTGCCGTTTGCAATCGGTGGGTGGCGTGGACGATACGCCGATGCCGTTCGAGATGTATGACTGGCAGCTGCGCATCACGGCTAACCTCTACCGGGTCAAGCCGACGGCGCAGCTTGGCCAGCTGTCCACCGCGTTCGCTTATCGCCGCGTGCAGGCGGTGGCGCCGCAGAAGTCGGGCAAAGGCCCCTGGGCCGCGTCCATCGTGGTGGCCGAGGGTGTCGGGCCGGTGCTGTTCAACGGCTGGGCGCGTGGCGGTGAGCGCTACCGGTGCTCGGATCATCGTTGCGGCTGCGGCTGGGTGTATGAGTACGAGCCGGGCGAGCCGATGGGGCGTTCGTGGAATCAGCCGCTGATCCAGATTACGGCGACGTCCGAGGACCAGACGGACAACACGTATCGACCGCTTCAGGCGATGATCCGCAATGGACCGTTGGCCGAAGTGATGAAGGTGGGTGAGCAGTTCATTCGCCTGCCGGGCGACGGCCGCATCGACGTTGTTACTGCGTCCGCTCAGTCCCGTCTGGGCAACCCGATCACGTTCGCCGTGCAGGATGAGACCGGCATCTGGACCGTCGGCAACGGCATGACCAAGGTGGCGACCACCCAGCGGCGTGGCCTGGCCGGCATGTCTGGCCGATCGCTGGAGCAGACGAACGCCTGGGATCCCACCGAGGGCTCGGTCGCGCAGAAGACGGCGGAGACCAAGGTGAAGGACGTTTACCGGTTTCACCGGGTGCCGCCCAAGGATCTTGACTATGCCAGGAAGGCGGACCGGCGGAAGATCCATGCTGCCGTTTATCGGGGTAGCGCGCACATCGATCTCGACGCCATCGAGGGTGAAGCGGCGGAGCTGCTGGAGAAGGAGCCTGCGGAGGCGGAGCGCTTCCACGGCAACCGCATTACGGCGGGCATGGGTACTTGGCTTCTCCAGGATCGCTGGGATGCGCGGCTCGTGCTCGAAGAGGTGCCCGACGGCACCCGCATCGCTCTCGGCTTCGACGGCTCCGACGTGGATGACTGGACCGGCTTGAGAGCCGAGACCTTGGACGGCTACCAGTTCACCCCGACCTACGGGCCGGACCGGCGGCCGTGCATCTGGGATCCGGAGGAGTGGGACGGCCAGGTGCCGCGCCTGGAGGTCGACGCCGCGGTTGATGAAGTGTTCGGCCGCTACGAGGTGGTGCGCGGCTACTTCGACCCGCCGTACTGGACCAGCGAGGTCGCTGCGTGGCAGGCACGCTACGGCGATAAGCGCGTCACGGAGTGGCACACGAACCGGGTCGTGCAGATGCATGCCGCGTGCGATCAGCTGCTGACGGACGTCACGAAAGCGGACACGACGTTCCGGCATGACGGCTGCGAGGTGACGTCGACCCATGTGCGGAATACACGCAAGGCGGCGAGACCCGCGAAGCGCTATGTCCTGCGTAAGGCCGTCGTTCATCAAAAGATCGACCTCTCGGTGTGTTCCGTGCTCGCGCACGAGGCCGCGAATGACGCCATCGCCGCAGGCCTGGCCCGGCCGAAGAAGAAGTCAAAGATGCTGATCATGCGGTGAGGGGGTGCCTGTGGAGCGTTCCGAGCTGCAGTGGCTGACGCGTCTCGTCGCGTGTCATGACAAGGAGCTGGGCGAGCTGAAGCGGCTGAATTCCTATTACGAGGGCACTCAGCCGTTGTCGTACATGGCTCCGGAGCTGCAGGTGGAGTTGCAGGAGACGGTGCGGCAGGTCGTCATCAACTGGCCGCGTCTGATTGTCGACAGCATCGAGGAGCGCCTGGACGTTGAGGGCTTCCGTTTTCCTGGGGTCGCGGATGCCGACGATGAGCTGTGGCGGATCTGGCAGGCCAACGACATGGATGAGCAGTCGCAGATGGGACACCTGGATGCTCTGGCGATGCGGCGTTCGTACATCGTGGTGGGCAGCAACGATGGCGATGATTCGACGCCGCTGATCACTGTCGAGAGCGCTTTGGACATGTTCGCGGAGTTCGATCCTCGGTCCCGGCGG